GACGCGCCCGAGCGCGAGACCGACGCATTGCTCGCCGTGTTCCGCTCCGGCGCCACTGAGGCCGAGGAGCGCTGGCTGAGGCATCAAATCGAGCGGGGCCTGGCAGCTCGAGCCCTGAGGCTGGAGCGGCGGGCGGCGTGACTCCCTGGTCTTAACCGGCCGCGTGACCGTGCCGTCTCTCCATCATGACCGACCGCCATCCCCTCCAGCAGCTCGCCGCGCTGGCCGCCTACTCGCTGCCCGAGACCACCCGGGCCCACGACCCGCGGACCACGATTGCTGGGCGCCATTGCCCCGTGACGCCCGCCCCGGGCCTCGGTGTCGACTCGTATGCCTGCCTGCTGGGAGCCGAGCCCCTGGAGGCCCTCAGGGCCCCTGGCGCCATCATCCAGGTCGAGGTCGAGACGCCCGCCGGCAGAGTCAGCGTGCCCAGGACGCCGGTGCCTGACGGAAAGACGATACCGGAATGAACTGGGTGCTTTCCTCAAGCTCAGATCGACGAGCGCTCGATATTGTCGACGGTACGGGAAGGTTCGCTGGACATGGCCCGCACTACTCGAGGCGCACCCCTGGCAGTCGAACATTCACAGGCGTAGGGCAGGAGATAGTTTTGGTCACGGATTGTGGTCGTGCGGTCTGGGCCTGCATCAGACAGAGGACACCGTCCAGAGCAGGCACGGGATGCTCTCGGGGTAGAATCGGTGAATGCGACGACCGACCGCGGTACGTGTGGCGAAACTCGATGTTCCGAAACCTCGGGGCCGGGTTGTCTTCTAAGCTCATCCGTGAGGCAGTAGCAGTCACCTACCGCGAATGGATCGCCAGGTATGGGGCGCTCCCGAGCGAGCGGCTGCGCACAGAGGTTGCGATTGGATCTATTCGGTCCAGCAACCCAGGATGCTGCTACAAGCTGGCGGGCTGGATACAGGAAAGAGTCACTCGCGGGAAGCTGATCCTGCTGGCGCCGGAGGGGGCCACGGTCGATCGTCTCCGGGGCTACGGTGCCGGAGCTCTAGCGTGCTACAATGGGCGGGCCCCGCGACGCAGCGACACGTCCGGGGCCCGAACCCACAGGAGGCAAGTCCCGTGAGCAAACCGAGTTTCCCACAGTTCGTCCGGGTAGTCGATCCTTCGAAGCCAGATCGGAAGCTCTGGGATCCCAGCGTCTACGCTCTGATTGACCCGAGGACCGGATTGATCCGGTACGTCGGCATGTCAGTAAACCCTGCAGCGCGTTTTGCCGGTCACATGTCAACTCCGGTGATCTCGATCAGGGCCTGGATTCAGGAACTCCAGGCACTCGGACTCACTCCGCGGATGGCAGTCCTAGAACGGGTGTCTGAGCCAAGATGGAACTATGCAGAGGGGGAATGGATCAGAACATGTAGGGAAAACGGGTGTGATCTGCTGAACCGTTCTCCCGGTGGTGTGGGTTGGAAGACCATTCGCCAGCTGGAGTTTGGCTCAGGCCCCATGCGAGCGGCCATCGGACGCTGGAGAGCCATGGGCTCTTCCTGGGGGAGCTGATGCACGAAGTCGCCGCCCTGTTCATCGACCCTCGAGGCCCGTACCCTGGTCTGCTCGGAGCTGACCACTGCTGGGATGAGACGCGGGACGCCAGGACGTACCCGGGTCCGTGGCCGGTCGTGGCTCACCCGCCATGCGCTCGCTGGTGCCGATTCGCCAAGTTCGTCGAGAGCCAGACCGACGGGCGCCTCGCCGTGGGTGACGACGGCGGTACGTTCGCTTCGGCGCTGGCCTCTGTCCGGAGGTGGGGCGGGGTATTGGAGCATCCAGCCTGGTCACTCGCCTGGGCCGCCAACGGTCTCATCGCCCCGCCGGCGCGCGGATGGCAGCGCGACATCGATGGCGGGTGGTGTTGCGAGGTGTCGCAGGCAACCTATGGGCACCGCGCCAGGAAGCTTACGTGGCTGTACTACGTTGGGTCCGCGGCTCCGCCAGAGTTGGACTGGTCAAGGCCTGATCTCGGGGATGAGGAACCGATGCAAGCGGCCGCTAACGGAGCGGCTCTGGAGCGCGAAGGATTGGAAGAACGCGAGCCGTCGAGAAACCTCGCGCAGTCCGGATGCCTTCGCCCGCCTGCTCATCGAGATCGCGAAGAAGGCGCGCTGAGAGCCTGGAGCGCCATCCGCCACAGCCTGACGCGGGCATGGGCCCACGGCCTCGGGTCAGCCTCCGAGCGCTGCCGCTGGAAGCCGTGAGCGGGCCCGCCCTGGGTCATGCCGCGCCGCCACCCCCGGAGCACGAATCTGGCAGCCGAGAGCCTGCGGGCCGAGATGCTGGCGCTCTCGTCCCATGCGCCTCGAGCCCACCGGTGGACCTGCCACGCGCCCCAGGCGCGGCCGTTGTCGCACCTGGCCCCCTCTGGCCCCTCGTGGCAGCGGCCCTCCAGCACGTAGGCCGCCAGATGGGTCTCGTGGTAGGCCTGGGACGCCAGGAAGGCCAGCTCCCCCGGGACATCCGTGGCAGCGCACATGGCTTCGGCCACCGGCGTCAGCAACGCCGTCCGGGCTTCTGCGGACATGTCGCGGTCTTGGTACCAGGGGGCAAGGCTCAGCCAGAACCCCAGCACGGCTGCTATGCATTCGGTCATGCGGCACAGGCTATCAGCCCAGGGCGCTGGACGCAAAAAAGGCCCCGCCGACCGAAGCCGACGGGGCGTAACAAATATATGAGGCAGAGTCGCGAAACGGGAGTCGAACCCGATGTCTCCAGGTTATGAGTTATGAGCCTGGCGAGGAACCGTTTCTCTCTCGCGACACGATGAGTCTACTTCTGGCCCGGCGCCTCGGAAAGTCCACGGCGGACCGCTGACACGAGGTCTGGATTTGCTGTCGGGATCCGGTCGATCCTCTGGTGGAGCTCGGCCACGTCCCGGGCCCGGCGTGTCTCCTCTGCGTCGATGCGCTCTGAGAACCGTTCCAGCGGTGCCAGAAGCGCCTCGACCCGCTTGGTGGCGGCCTGTGTGACCCGCTCCTCGGACCTGGCCTCTGCGGCAGCAGCCCCCGTCGTGAGCCACGTCTGGAGCAGCAGCCCGACCGCTCCGATGGTCGCGACGCCGAGCGCGCTGGTGGCCCCGACGATCAGCCGGTCCCTGGTCGAGCGCCGGTCATCCGTGCGCTCGTGCTGCTCGAGACCGGCGACTGCCGCCATCTTGGCCGATTGCCCGCGCGCCCTGGCCTCACGCTGGACCAGCTCCTCGACCTCCTCGGCAGAGTACGTCCGGGTCCGGGACTCGTCAGCGTGGCGCTGAGCGTCCTTCTCGGCGCTGTAGGTCAGCGGCCCGAGCTTCAGAGCCGGCGGGAGGCTCGGGGGGCGTGTCTGCCGAGGCTCCCCGCCCTTACGCTCCCCGTGGTCCAGGTAGGTCCCGGGGATAGGCGTCTTGTCGCGGTCGAGGTGGTATTTCGGTGGCGTCGGGCGTGGAACGCGCGGGACCGGGGGAGGCTTGCGGCCGTTCACGGGTCGGGCTCCTCGGGTTCCGGGTCTGCCGGCTCCGGCGCCCGACTCGGCTTGAAGCTCGGGCACCGCTCACAGTGAGCGCGGAGCGAAGCAAGGTCGGCCTCGATGGCGGCCATTCGACGGTCGGTGTCGGCGTCCCGCATGGCCCGCTCCAGCACCGGCTGTAGGTGTCGCGTCAGGGCCTGCACGCGTTCGGCGCTCCGTTCCTCGAAGTCGGCCAGCTCCTGGAGGAAGGCGCCGCGGATGTCGGTGAACCTTCTGTCTAGCGACTCCTCGACGGACGCCAGCAGTGCAAGGTTGCTCTGTCCCTCGGTGAAGCTTGGCCCAGGCGGGACCGTCTCGCGGCTCTCGGGCTGATCCTCGCAGCCATCGGGCGGACCCGCGGGCTCGGTCGACGGGGTGCGGCCTGACCGCGGTGGGGGGGCTTCCGACTCGGGATGTTTGGCGTCCATGGGCATGAGCCTATTGCAACAGTGACAGGTTCGCCTCACCCCTGAGGCTAAATCGTGCTACAAAATGAAGCCCCCGCGGCGGCACTACTCGCCCGGGGGCCGGCCCACAACGGAAAGAGGTTCATCATGGGCGCCAAGAGTCTGCCATTGTCCGACCGCGAGGTCGAACGTTTCTGGTCAAATGTCGACAAGGAGGGTCCGGTTCATCCGCACCATCCCGAACTAGGGAAGTGCTGGCTCTGGACCGGGCGTATCGACAGATATGCCGTATTCGCGTTGCGCGGCCGCGATACCAGGGCCCACAGAGTCTCATTCCTGATCGCGAATGGGCACTTCCCAACGCCCTGTGGATGCCACAGCTGCGACCGCAAGAACTGCGTGAACCCGGATCATATCTGGGAAGGCAGCAATGCCGACAATCACGCCGACATGATGATGAAGGGGAGGCATCGTCATCACGAGGTAATAGCTCCGCGAGGACCGGCCATGTTGCTTCGTGCCTGGAGAAAATACATTGGCATGCAGCAAGGCGAGCTTGCGGGGTTCCTATCTGTGCATAGGACAGCCGTCTCTCACTACGAGCGCGGAACTGGTCGTCCGGAGCTGCGCGTCGCTCAGATGATTGAGGGACTCACAGCAATCCCAGCAGGCATGTGGAACGAGTATTACGCACCTAACTCACACTACCGTTCCAAACGGTCGTCCCCTCGAACGACTGGCTTGTGACTTCGGTCGTCGCTCCGGTGCAGATGATGTCCCACGGCAACGGCCGAGGCTGCCACCAGTGATCGGGGTACGTTGGGACCGTATACGGTTGCGGAACCACGACTGGACGCACCGCCAGCGCGGACTCGAGCGCCTTGACACGCTCCCGAAGCTCGGAATTCTCGTCCAGCAGTCGTTGCAGCAGCTTGCATTCTTCCTTCGTCATAGTCTCTACCTCATGGCCGGGTCGACATTCCGGAGCGGCCCAAACCGCTCAAGTTCGGCCTGCAGCTCCTGAACCTTGATCAGCAGCTCGGCGCTCCGACGCTCGGCCTCGGTAGCGCGCTTGGCCAAGACAGCCATCTGGACCTCGAGCGATTCGCATCGGGCGCAAGGGATCGGGGCGGGCCAGCTATCGGGCATCGCGCTCCGACTCCTGCTCGTCGTGCGATACCCGGCACTCGTCTCCGTCGAATGGCTGCTGCGGTAGCGGCTGGTGCTCCTGGGGATAGACGTCGGTCACCTGCTGACACGGCAGCGTCGTCGGGACCTGAGTCGTGGCCGCGAACGTCTTGCTGGTGCCGTCCCAGGTCATGAGTCGTCACCGGTCACGGCGCGGTCACGCTCGGCCCTCATGGCCTCCCAGTCGTCGTCATCGAGTCCCAGCCACGGGATCTCAGGAGGCCGCACCGTGTCCGGTACCGGCTCGTCTGGCGCTACGATGCGCGGGAGCTCGGCCGCCACGCAGCAATCATGGTCGATGGCCTTCGGCGCCGCGTGCTGGCCGGTATGCAGCCCGCCTCTCGCCCACGGCCCGACCCGGTACTGCCACAGCACCGGCGGCACGCCACCGGGGGACGCGGGGGGCCCGGGAGTTGAGCGCCAATGCGCCACCCACAGCGGAAGCTCGAGCATCCAGTCTGGCTTCCCGAGGAGCGCCCAGTCCCGCTGCGTGATGTAGATTCCGCAACGGCCGCCGCACCCCGCCGCGATGCCGTCGATCAGCTCGTGCAGCTGGTCGCACCAGGCAGGCTTCGGCGGCATCGAGCCGTCTCCCTTCGGGCTCTCGACGTCGACCCACGGGATCAGGTCCCCGGTTCCGACACGACATTCCTGGACCGAGTCGAAGAACGCCCCGAGCTGCGCCACCGTGTCCTGCCCATGGACGAAAAAGTGATAGAGCCCGATCGCGCATGCCGTTCGCTTCCGAATCGCCTCGACATGCTCGACCGTGCGCTTGTCCCGCTTTGACCCGAACGTGGCCCTGACGATCGCGAAGTCGATCATCTGGGGGACGAGCCACGTCGGCTGGAAAACAGAGATGTCCACGCCGTGCAGCGGGTACTGGCTGGCCGTGATGGTCACTCAGTGATCCTCTGGACCTGCTGGAGCGTCGCGTCGAGGTCGAGGCCGATCACGCTTCTGCCTTCTGCGAAGGCGTCATCGGAGATTAGGCAGTAGCACTCGTCCACCTCGGCGTCCCACCATGCCCACGTGACGGCCTGCGGAACGTCCCAACCGATCGGACGCAGGATGTTCCCGTCGACGTAGCCGATCGCCATCGCGTGCCCGCCCTCGACCCGCTCCGAAGGCTTCGGCGCGTCCCAGACCTCGGATCCCCAGATCCCGGAATGCAGGGTTGCCCCGATGTAGAGACCACCGCACACGACGGCTGCCGCCCTGACCATCGCGTGGTCGTGCGGGTCGATCTTCGCGTAGGCGAGGATTGGGTGTCTCCGTCCGTCTGGGCAGAGCAACCCGACCCGGCGAGCCCAGTTGAGAGCGTCGAGGCAATACGCTCCGACGTCTCTGTCTGGGTAGTCGCTGATCGCCGCGTATCCTTCGAGGATGGCCTCGTCGGACGGAGTCAGGATCATCCCGCTCGCGTTTACGGTCCACTGCTGCAACAGATGCCCCATGCCGGCTACCGTGCAACAGCCCACGCGATCATTGGCCATCATCCCCCAGTGCTCGGGACCGTGTAGGTGCCAGTCCTGCCGGTTCGGGACCATCACGTCCTGAACCGAGATGACGCTCCGGGCCTGGATTGTCCGAAGGTCGTGCTTCGCGGGAAGCTTGCCGCCAACGTGAACCGCGCTTCTGTTGATCATAGCGAGTCCTCACATACGATGCCGCCGCATCGGCGGACAGCATCTTTGGTTCCTGCGAGCAGTAGGCAGTCGGTGTCGAGATCGAACCGGTCGTCCGCGAGGTAGAACTCGACCTGCTCGACGCAGGAGACGCGCGAGCCCTCTGGGCAGCCGATGTCGACCAGATGCTGGCAGACCAGCTCGGCCTCGCTGGCCGCTCCCCCCGTCCCCCCGGTGGGCAGCGGCTCCCAGCCGCCGGTGCCGGTTCCGCCTGTAGACGTGGACCCGCCTGTGACAGGTGGCGTCGGCCAGTACCCGCCTGCGCCGCCGGTACCAGGGTTGACCGGGTCAGGATTGCAGCCAGCGCACGCTGGGCACAGCTGGCAGGACGAGACCAGCAGCACTGGCAAGAGCCATGCGCGCATCATGACCCACCCGCCGCGCTCGCTCGTGCCTTTTTGAGCCAGCACGGGACGTGCCCTTCGCGCAGTTTCTCGAGCCACGCCCGTGAGACTGAGCCGAGTCCGTCTGAATCGACTACCAACTCATCGCAGGCGCGCGCGACCACGCATTCGAATTCGGTCAATTCGTGCGTACCGACCATGCCACTCACAGCTCACCTCCGTACGACCGCAGCGCCGACCATGCGCACTCGCGTGCCCAGCTGTCGCGGGCACCGTCGGCAATGTACTCCGTCACGATGGCGCCGGCAGCGCTCACGCCCGCCCCGATGGCCAACCCTACCTGCGCGTCCTTGCTTTCGACAGGCCAGGTTGCGACACCGCTCGCGCCACCCAGGAACGCCAGACCCTTCGAGGCACCGCCCAGCCATCGCTGCTCGTTGTCGAGCTGCTGGCAACGCTCTGACGGCGCTGGAGCGGCAGCACGCATCTGCGGATCGAGCCCGGCCAGCTTCGCCTCCTCGAGGGAGCCAGCGCAGCCGACGGCAAACAGAGCCAGGAGTACGATCGCAGCCGTCCCGGTCTTCCGCATAGCCTCCAGGATCTTGTCGGTCTCGGGCCGCGCCAGTCGTTCGAGCTGCTTGCGCTTCGCGCGCCCAGGACTCAGATGCTTGACGGCCGTGACGATTCCCAATGCCTCGAGCACGGCCTGGCCTGCAGCCTGCCACTCGGCTAGCGTCAGGACTTGGTCCGCGAGTCCAGCAGACAGCACGGCACCGCCGGCGAGCGCGGAAGTCACGAGTAGCTGTCCGACTGTACCGACCAGCCCATACCTGCTCCAGGTCGTGATGTCCGTCCACTCCGGCAGCACGCCCCAGAGCGTGGCGCCGTCTGACCGCGAGAGCATCCGCAGGCAAAACAGCAGCACGACCACGGTGGCGGCCGCTACGGTTGGGTGAGCGTTGATGATGTCGATCATGGTTTCTCCTCGACGCACATCTCGTGCGGGCTATCGTCGTCGTACGCCAGGACGAGCCCCGCCACGGCGAGTCCTCCGCCTCCGAGCACGACTGCAGTCATGACGCGCTTTTCGCCACGGATTGCTCCGTCGCGGTTGGCTCCGATCGTGCCAGCAGCACTCGCCGCCAGCACGCCGACTGTACCCACGACCATCCCGACGTGCCGCTGCTGAATGGTCGCTGGGTTGCACGGCTCGGGGCATTCGTACGGTACGGTCTGCGCTGCACAACATGTCAGGAATGCCGCTAGAAACAGCCTGCACATAACATCACTCCGGGTAGTACCTCGTGATCTGATCTACTGTGCCATCGTAGGCCCCGGCACCTGTCGGCACCGAAATCCACTCGATCGGCCCCCCGTACTCCAACTGCATCGCATCAGGTACCGGCACTGGCGCGGTATACACAGGTGTCAGAGTCACTGGGTATGGGTCCGACCAATCGTCGAGCGTCTCCACCTCGCACCGCATTGCCCAAAATCCACCGAGACCGCCCAACACCTCCTCGGTGCGAAAGATCAAGATGTAGGCACCACCGCGTTTGAAAATACGCGCGAACCCAGCGTGCACCGTGCCCTCGTCCTCATTTTGGCGCCACTCACTGACCCAGGATGTCACACAATGAGTTTGCCAACCGGTCGATGTCTTATGTGTCACATAAAACTGTGTCTTGCCGTCATTCTCTAAATCGCACATATATGCCGCAATCGGACGCCCGTCGTCAGCAACGCACGCCGAGCACGTGACGACCGACATACCTTGGTGCACCGGGACTGCCTGCGCCAGCTCTGCAGTGGCCTTGGTGATCGGCAGAGAGTACGAAGACCCGTCGCTCGTGTGCCACGTCACCCAGTCATCGCTATAGGCGTACAGCACATCGTGGCGTTCTCCGAGGGTTTCACCTTCAGTCGTGTCGTTGAGCATCCAGAAAGCATGTACACGTCCTGTGTCCGGGTCTCGCCACGGAGCGAACAGGTAGGCACTCGACGGCTGCTCGGAACCATCCGCCCCATAGTACCACGGACTGCTCGTGTGGATCCGCGAGAACTCACCAGAGGCAGCGTCCTGACGATACCAGTGCGTGTTTCCGTTACCACTCGCACCGTTGCGAAACACGATGTGCACGTCACCGTCGGGCTGGTGATACGCTTGCGCGTACGTGCACGAGGATTCGGGACCATCGACAACGATTGGCGTCGACAGGACATCCTCGGCATCTAGCTCGATATCTCCTACCGATGCCCCCTGCAGCCACACGTGCGGCTCATTGTGCCCACCGATCGACAAATGCGGAATTCCTCCGCACGTCCATACGCACAGGTTGTTGTGTGCGTCGGTTGTATTCGCGACATCGGTGACGTGCGTCGTCCACGCCTCGGAGCCGAGTGCGCGCTTGCCGAGTGCGGCGTAGTATCCTGCGGTCTCGTACCACGCGGCGTATTGGACAGCGTTGCCCACATCGGTCCAAAGTGTCGTGGCAAACCCGCCCACTGACAGCGCGTTGCCAGTGTAGACATCCGCGCCGGTGATCGTCCTGGTGCGAGTAGATGTCCACTTCACGAGCTGTCGCACACGCTCGCGCAGGTCGCCCTCGATGACAGACGGATCCAACGCATCGTGGATCACGCAAAACAGATAATAGTCGCTCTGGGCGAGTTCATCGTAGTCGTCGGTATTGGCTCCGAGCACGCACCGCGTCGCCTCCGGTATATCCGACAGCACAGCCGACGACCCCGTGCTGGTCGGACTCTGTTCTACCCAGTTACGCCACAGGCGCAGACGGCCGTAGTTCTGGGTGTCCGGATCGGCGTCGATGAAAGTGCCGTCGAACCGGAGCACGAGGACCTCTAGCGTCTCCTCGCCGCTCGCTGGATAGGGCGAATATTCCCAGGAGACGAATCGCGACGGGCCGACAGATGCGTAGATTCTGTGCGTCGAAATGACACGGTTTAACCGAAAGTCGTCCGTGCCTGAATCTTGCGCGTACCAGACATTGGAGACATCGGCAGCCGCTTGCAGCGTACGCGCCACAACGATCATCGTGAGCTGTGAGACTCCACTTGTCACTGCTGTGGGCACCTCAAGCGCAGCCTGTGTGTCGACGCTTTTGCGGCACGACACGGCGGAATCAATGCCGTGTGTCACTCGCTCTGGGCCATGTCCATCGACGCACGGGACGAGATGGCGCGCATTGCCGGAGACATCGGACCACTGCGTGACAACAGCATCGGACAGGTTCAAATGCGTGTCACCGTAGCGCCCGCCGACGCACAGAATAGCCGGGCCGTACTCCGCCACGAGTGAGGCAGCAGGATCCGCTACCGTCACTGCGAGCGGAGGGGGCACGTGGTAGCCTCCGGCTGTCATTGCCACGCGAGCGTAGACCTGTTGAGAACCAACGCGAGACAGCGGAACCTCGGTGGTAAACTGCCAGTCAACCTGTGCACCGAAAACGCGCCCGAACCACGCGCCACCGGCAAGAGGGTCGCCCCAGTACAGATCCGTGCGCTCCGCGCCGGATGGCGACGTGCCGGTAATCGTGATCTCTGCGCCTCCTGTCGCCATCATGACTCCGTCATAAAGGGATAGAGGCAGCGCAACCACCTCGTGCAGCTGAGATATTTGCCAGCGTCAGAATGTTGGTCCAACATTGCGCTGTCATGCCTGTTATGCGGAGTTTTGCGCTGAGCTGCCAGTCGCCCGCGTAGGCGCCATCATATCTAGCCAGCAGCGAGTATCCACGTATGTTGAATGTACCTGGAGAACCTGCGAGCACGGTCCCAGCCGCGTGTGTCCCGTCGGTGAGGTAGTACTCGATCGCGCTTGACGCGCCGTTGAATGTGCTTCGCGTGATCGACCCCAGCGCAGTGGATCCGCTGTGCGCGCTGTCCACCGTGGCTGTGCCAGCAAATAGCGCAAGTGGTCCACCGTTACCATCGTAAACCATCGTGCAATTCGCCGCGCTGATGGCACCGCCAACCGACCGATAAAAATTCACGGAGGAACCGTGGACCCCAACGTCGATCTCAGTGAACGGCTGCGACGTCACGAGGGCTGATAGTGGCGTCGTCGATAGCAGGTATGCAGATGAATTCCCGATGATTCCTTTGCGACCTCCGAGCTTCGTGATTGCTCCAATTGGAGGGCCAGAGCCACCACCGGGTATCAGCACATCGGCAGCTGTGCCTCCGGTCTGCGGAGTAGCGCTCGTGCACAGGCCGCCTGATTCCGTGTAGTACCCGGTGCGGTCAAAATCGTAGTGCAGTACGAGCGTTGACGTGTCTGCAGCAGCAGTAACAGCCGCATCCCATCCTGTCCAGATAGGGGCGCTCTGGCTCGCGAGCGCTGCTCCTCCGATCGACTTGCGGCGCACATACAGCGTGGCGCGCTCCGGCGACGCGATACCATCGGACCATGCTGGCGTGACATTGCCGCTGCCCGTGCCGCTGCTGACAGTGATCTCGCCATTGGTCGTCGCGAAATCGCTCTGCCAGCTGGTCTCGTAAACTCCGTCATATCCGGTCAGAGACACGCTAGTAGCCGTGTCCGTGATGAACGTCGTGCCGGGTGCAGGCGACGAGAACGCGACGCCTGGAACAACTGTACACGCCAACGTCGCGAGCGCAGCGCTTCCGCCGACGGGGCGGACGTACAGAATGGTTTCTCCCAGGTCCCCGGCAATTGCTGTCGCGTTTAGGGACCAGGCACCTCCGCCGGGAATGACGCCGCTGGTCCCGCAAATGACAGAAAAGTCTGAGCGGAATGAGGCCTCGATCGTGAGACCCACAAGTCCCGACGACGTCCCCGAGACCGCAGTCGCGACACCGACCAAGAATTCTGTTGCAGGCGCTGGAGACGTGATCTCAGCGGCCACCCGCCGACTCGAACCGCCTGAAAACTTCGGCATACCGATACCTATCCCGATCCGCATGGCGACCTCAGAGAGCCGGATCGATTAGACGCCAATTGCGTTGCATCGCGACCGCCCAGCCGTCGAACTGGTCTTCCTCGCCTGGCGCCGTGTCCTCGAGTCCGTTCGGGCTCAGGATCAACATCGCGAGCGCTGTAGACTGCTCGACACCATCGTTGGTCGTGAGCTTCAAGCGAATGAGGTACTTCCCCCATTCGTCCATCGTGAATTGAGGGGGCGTCCCGCCGTAGTACGTGAAGATGCCCGAGACATCGGTCCAGCCCGCCGGCACCGTGAATGCCGGAGGGTAGGCGTAGATCTCCCACGTCTCGGCAACGACGCCGGTCGTGGCATCGCGGTCCAGGTCGACGGTGTCGCCCGTCGACAGTCCCGTGATTCCGCCGTACTGAAACGCCCCCGAGTTGATCGATGCCTTGGGTGTTGCGGTCGTCATTGTCGTGCTATCCTCGTGTCGTGCTGGCGTTGCGGATTGCGGCGGAAGTGATCAGGCAGGGGTGGGGATGGCTGCCGGCGCCTGTGCTGTGTCGGGTCGTGCTGGCGGCATTCCGCCAGTGCGGTGGCCGCGGAATATGGCGGCAGTGCGGAGTATGCGGTCGTCTCGTGAGTCCAGAGGAGCACCGGACCGCCATCATCCATCACGTCGGGGGTGGCATCATCTGGACGGAGCATCGGGAGCACCAACCGATGCGGTGCGGCCACACGCCCAAGCAGAGCTCCGTTGCCAGCAGACTAGTTTGACCAGTCGGCCTCCGCGGGCTAGCTTTCTGAAGCATGAGAACGATCATGCTGTCCTGGATGCTGATCGCTGCGGGGTGCGGAGGCTTCGATTCCGGAGACCTGCCTGACCTCGCTCCGATCGAATGGAAGGCAACGATTACCTGCGAGACATCCGTGCCGCTTGCCGTCGAGGAGCCGATTGACGTCACGGACGGCTGGTCATGCATGGCGCTCAAGCCGCGCGACCGGTACGCATGGATCCGCTGCTGGCGAGACGACGCTGAGTTCGAGGTCGCTGGGACGTGCGGGGTAGGCTCGACCAGCTCCATGGCCTACATTGACGAATGCAAGATCAAGCTCGACTGCTCTGGGGCGCCGCTCTGATAGGAGAAATATAGCATGCAAACAGCAACACTATCGATGCACGAAAGCAAACAAGGAACCTGTCTGAGCCTGTCGGTCGCGTGGTTCTGCGTCGACCACATCGCCTATCTGACGATGGCGGTCGACCCTGACAAGTCGGTCGCAAGCATGATCGTCGATGCGCGCGCCAGCATCGAGGCCGAGCGCAAGCGGTACCTAGAGGAGCTTCAGCATCCGGAGCAGCCAAGCGCTCCCGTGCTCATGACATCCGGTCAGTAGACGGCTCTGCCGGCGTGCCCAACCACAACCTCGGTATGGCGCCACAGGTCCAGCCCCATCTCACTAGCCCGCATGCTAAATGCGAAATCGTCTCGCGCGTACACCAGTTCTCCTGGTCGACTGATCTCGTTCCAGACTGTCTCGACCAGCCCGACGCCTTCGACGCTGTATCTCTGCACGTCCCTATGGGCACACGCGAGTTTGACGGCCCGCCGCGTCAACAGCAGAAAACCACCCGCGACGGCTTTGCACCGAACGAGCTTTCCATCTTGTCCTAGAACCCCCAGGCCAGCGATCGACCCGCTCCCATCCTTCTGCCTGTGGGTAGCTGAGATCACGTCCTTGCCGGTCTCGAGCAGAGCCAGCAGGTTGTCGACATGCCAGCAGATGTCGCTGTCGATGAAAGCCAAGTGTGTAGCGTCGCTCAGGAGAAACTGGTGCGTGCGTATGTTACGCTCGTCCTCGATGTAGTGGCCAGAGAGCTGCTCCATAAAGGCGATGAGCGGGCGCCCTTCCGCGCCGTTGCAGTACGAGATCGCGGACTCTCTACCGTAGACGTATCCCCAGTCCGGATGTTGCCATCCCTTCGGCGTCACGACGCAGAATCGTGTTTGGCTCACGCTACCCTCTTCCATCTCGCATAGACGATGTATTCCATTTTGTGATCCGACGAGCCAGTTGTCCCGGAACCGTCGCTGCCGGATGTTGCTGGATTTGCCGACCCCGTCGTGTCGTTGCTAGGCGCTCCCGAGGTCAGCGGTCCAGTGTCCTGCGTGTAGTTGTACGGAGAGATCGGTTGTGATCCGTACAGCGCCGGGTCGTCTCCAGCGAGCTCCGTGTTGGCCGTCGACGGGACTCCTGTCGCGACGGCGCCGGCTGACGATGTGTCCGTCGGGACTGGAGTCCCGCTCGGGTTCGCGCCGCCGTAGCTCGTATAATCGGCACTCGGGACTCCTGTCGGGGCAGAGCCGCCATACCCGCTCAGGTTTGGGCTTGGTGCTCCAGTGTCGGCCGTGCCAGATGCTCCGGTGTCAGCCGTGCTCGGGCCACCTGTTGCGCCTGTTCCTGCGGCTCCGGTGTCAGCCGTGCTCGGGCCACCTGTTGCGCCTGTTCCTGCGGCACTAGTGTTGCCGCTGTTGCCATTAGATGTCAGTAGTCCACTCGAACCAGTGTAGTCTGGGTTTGCGGCGTCGGTGTCACCAGTGCCGCTATAGGACGTGTAGTTGTTGCTTGGACTGTCGCTGTTCGCTGTATCGGTATCTCCTGTTTTGTACGCGCTCGACGTTCCTGTGTTCGAACTTGTAACTAAAGCCGCCATTATTGTATACGGGCCAGTCGCCACGCTGCCATGATACAGCAGCTGGTATGTCGATCCAGAGAGTCCTATCACGGATGCATGAGCGTGCGGGATCGGGTGGCTGTGGCCGCTGAGTGTGTGACGATGTGATGGTCCAGCGTGGACGTGTGCCGATAGACTATGTGTGTGCGCATCGATCGTATGCGTGTGCCCGTTAAGCGTGTGCACGTGACTCGGACCCGTGTGCGTGTGCGACGACATGTCATGCACGTGACTCGGACCCGTGTGCGTGTGCGACGACATGTCATGCACGTGCGACGGTCCTGGGTGCACGTGACTCGCAAGCGAGTGCGTGTGCGACGGGCCATCGTGCGTATGCGCGCTGAGAGTATGGTTGTGAGACGGGCCGTTGTGATAATGGTCCGCCATGTCGTGCACGTGCGCTCCGCCCGTGTGCGTGTGCGAGCTCATGCCGTGTGCGTGCGACGGCATCGCGTGCACGTGCGGCATCGCGTGGTTGTGGGCAGCGATGTCGTGCATGTGAGCGCTGAGCGTGTGATCATGCGAGATGTCGTGCGTATGGGCTCCGATAGAGTGGTCGTGCTCGACCGATCCCCCAGTCTCCTCGATCGTGTCGCACCAGAGTTGGCCAGTGTCCTGACCGACGACAACCAGCCCCTCGCCGCACTTCTCCCAAGTCCCATATCCGAACAGCGTATTGGCGTCAGTCCCGACCGCGAGCTCGACTACCATTCCGATCGGCAATTGGAGCGCCGCCTCGCAGTCGTCGAAGAGCGCGCACAGAACGGTCGCGAGCCCCTTGGCCTGTGCCGCTAGCTCTGGGGCCTTGTTGCGCTTCTCGTCCGAGTAGTTCCAGAAGTAAATCAGTTGCTGGAAAATCGTCCAGGAAAGACCCGATCCTCGATACTGGTCCGAAGACCCATCGAGCAGCACGTCCCCTACGGTACAGGTCATCCAAGCCCTGCTAGATCCTCAAACGTGACTCGGACATTTGCCTTGAACCACTTCGCGCCCTGAACCGCATTGGTCCCAGACTCGGTCTGCATCTCCACGACGATGAACTCGTTGCTGGCCAGTAGCGTCGTAAGTCCAGTCGCGACCGTCAACGAATGCGCAGACTCGTAGGTGGGTTGTGAGCTCGTGTCAGCCGTAGAATCCAGCGCTGTCCTGCCTCCCGTGTCTCCGTTGACCTTCCATACGTTGAAGGTCGTCAGGTTCGCTGGTGGCCAAGTCCCGTGTGCCGGACCCTCCCAATAGACCTCAATGTCGGTCACGGTCAGCCACCCAGGGACCTCGCAGATGTAGTAGAGCGACGTCTGGGACGCCGTGCTGCAGACGATCCCGAGACCGTCATGGGACCAGTTGGCGTAGTTCTGAAACTGCACGTATCCGCGCAGCGGGATCCAACGATAGCCACCTGGCATCGTGGGATAGTTCCCGAGCGAGAATGTCATGGTTCCGTGCGCGCCAACCGCGAATGTTCCTGCGGCAGACCCTCCAAGCGTGCTCGTGCCCTCGAGAGTAGCGGTGGCGCCCGCGTCTTGGACGAGCGAAGAGCCAGTCTTGAACGTAACGACCGAGCCACCATATGCATCGACGGCTGACCCCGACTGCAAGTTGAGCAGCCCTCCCGACTTGTGTCGGATCGTTCCTTCGATGTCTAGGTATCCGCCCAACTCGATAGTCGCGATCCCACCCGTCGCGATCCTCAGTTCTCCACCCGACACGACCGCGATGAATCCGCCCGAATCCACCGTGAGTGTGTTGCCACTCGTGACGTGGGAACTCTGCATGTCATCGACCGTCAGTGGCCCCGTGACCTGCATGCCAAGGCCGCCGATTATGATTGCGGCTGCCGGAGCCCACGTCCCGCCCTGGTCGCCATTGATCGACTCATAGGAGTACGTGTCAAGCTGCTGGGCCTCGGTCCCGAGGACTACTCCAGTCCAAGGTGCGTCAACTCTGATGCGTGCGTTGTGTGCCATGACTAGAGCTCGATGTCATCGATTGGTGTGACGCCCAACAGTCCGACCCCTATTTCGAACGGCCCAACGTGTCCAGCCGTTGTCTCAGGCATGACCGTCCATGTCGAGACTCCGCGTAGCGCTCCACGTAGGAACTCGTGTACCTTGGCTACCAGCGTGGCATCAGCGAAGGCGTCATCTGATAGAACGACCATGTTCCATCGCTTGTCAGAGATCCATCGGGGCCAGGTACCACTGCGAACGTAGAAACCGGCGCCATGCGCCTTGGCAAACGTGACCTGTACGGACGTGTAGGACCCGACAATCGTGGCGGCCTCGACCTCAAGCGTCTCCTCGAGACCGAGTCGCCCGATTTCGAAGACGAGCAGCTCCCCGACTCTGATGTCGCTCTGGTCGCCCGCGACGTAGTGGAGCAGCATGTTCTGGGTCCCGAGCAGCGAGACGCCGTGCACCATGGTGAATAGCTTGACCGTGCTGCCAGCAGGCCTGAACACGTTGTGTCCAGGCAGCGCCGCTGGATCGGTCGGATACGGACTGGCCTCCGTCGTGTCAAGCACGCGGTAGGCAACGAACCCGCTCTCCCCCACGATATTGGTCACGCCGTCTACGACAGCCTGTCGACGAGCCCCGAACGCCAGGTATTGCTTGTCCGCCAGAGCCTGTCGACGTGCAGCCAGCGTGGCGTTCGGCGCCGGAACGATTCCGTAGTCTCTCTCGAGATCTGGCAGGAGCTCGCTGGCCTTGAGCGGATTCCGGTGGTTCCCGACGCGGTCCAGTGTTGCCTGAGCGGCCGCCACCTCACGCGCAATCGCGTACATCTCGGCCGCGAATGCGCCGTCGGTCGCGTAGGCCTCGCTCGCGCCCTCCATCAGGGAGTCATAGATCTTGCGGACGCGGGTCTCGCGGCTCGAGAACGCGATCGCGCCGTACGGGCTGAAGGCGGACGGGAGCGGCATCTACTGGCCTTGCACCACAATCGTGAATGCTGCATCCGTCCCGACGGTCGCGGCCTTCGTCTTGACCCGGACGCCATTGCTGACCGGTATGGCCCGCATCTCGTCAATCGCGACGTCCTCATTGACGGTCAGGCTGTGGGGTGAGATCCCGTTGACGACCGGGAAGCTGTCGGCGGGCCACTCGATCGTGGTGTCGCCCGCCGCATTGTCCGTCAGGCTGATGTCTCCAGAGTCAATGCCAGAGTTCACGTTCGTGATGCCGGCCACGTAGGGGGCGCCGGCCGCGAACGCGATCGACAACACCATGGCGGGCGTCGTGCGGCCCTGAGCAGCCAGAGCCCACGACATCGCGTTGTGGTCCCGTGCATCTGGCATCAAGACCGGGTCGGGCGGCCTGGCCGGGTCGTTCTGCTTCGATGTCCCGCCCAGGTTTTCGGTGCTTGGGAGGTGCGGAACGACGGACGCGCCGTCGCCGAAATACGGGTCATACTCGACAGCCGCCATGTCAGCTCCAGGGATAGAGGGCTAGGTCCGTCAGTCGCAGCAGGTAACTCGAGACCCCTTGGGTCCCGACCGTGGCCTGCGTGGGGTCCGTGTACTCGACGCGCGTATCAGCGACGCCGCTTACAAGAAGGCTGGTCTCCAGCCTATTCCCGACCTCGAGCGGCCAGGACGTGGCCTTCGGGGCAGGGTTGCGCATGCGGCGGACCCCGTCTCCCGGATCGCTCGAGACCTGCTGACCAGGCCCCATCGAGTCGACGTAGGTTCTGGCCGGCGACACGAGCAGCTGAAGCGACTCCGACCACGGCATCACGAGCTGGCCCGCGACCGGTTGATACGTGTCGGTCGCGCCCTCGGCCGTGTCGAACGTCAGGGTCCAGGGCCCGACTCCAGCGATCGTCAAGATCTTCTTGCGCGAGAATGTCTGGTGAGAAACATCGAATAGCGCCAGATTGGCCCCGACGGTCGGCTGCACCACGCCCGTGTAGTCAGCTCCGTCGCACTCCAGCACGGCCGATGCGTAGTGGGATGACGACTGGACCTGGACGGCGCCCGGGGTTCCTCCGATCGCGTAGTAGGCGGGCCACGGGATGGTATCGAGCCATGGCGTCACGTTCGTGTCCCACTTGATGCGGGACTGGACGAGTAGCTCCTCGTCGAGAAGGCTCGACATGATGAGACCGTCGTCCCCCGGGAACTTGCCGCGGAGCCACTCCTCTACCGCCGCGACTTGAGCGGCGTTCGGGATGCGGGAGCCGCCGACGGTTGCGGGTCTAATCGTGAAGACGAGTCCGGTCGTGCCAGGCCCCAGGATGGCTGGGTAGGTGAAGACTTGCTCGACCCCTACGCCCGGCGTCGCCCGCGCCTGTCGCTGATACTCGGCATCGTTTCCGGAGTTCGACCGCTGCCGCCTGGCCTCGATGATGCGGGCCTCGTAGTCGTCGTCCGTCTCCTGATCGCGGCCGCCAGAGAGCCCGGAGCCGTCCGTCTGGGCCACGACGGTGGCGAGTGACTTCAGCCCTGGGCGATTGCCAGACCACCGAAGCACCGTCCCGGCATCTAGATTCGTTGTCGGACCGGTATCGCGAGCTTCGACCGGTACGTCATCGCCATCTGAGTACTTGAGCGAATTTGTGCATAGGTAGACGATCTGTGTTTCAGGATCTGTCAGCTCGTCGCCTTCGAAGATCCAGGCACCGGACGAACCGGCCGCGATCTCGACGAACCCACTCGAGCCCTTGGCATCGAGCCGCGGCACGCCCTCGATCGCCCCAACGTCGTCGAGCTCCTGTCCGCGGCGCCCGCTGAGCAGCAGTCCGCGGCCCAGGTTTTTGGCGTTCGCGTAGGTCGGCATCAGGGCATCGGCGCAGCACCTGGCCGTGATGTCGGGCTGCATGCCGTCGCGCGTATCGGCGTCGGGCAGCCGGAGCTTGTAGGATCGCTTGTAGCCGGCGATCACCTCGTCTCTGGTTTTGACCACGATTTCAGTCGCCATAGTCGACCCTCACGGGGTCCGGGGTGCGCCCGGTGCGGTTGTTCGTGTAGGTGTAGGCCACATGGATGGCCCCGAGGTACGTGACTTCCCACTCGATCTTGAGCGTCGTGACGGACTTGTCGGCGAGGAATACGCTCAGCGGATAAGCGTCGTTGACGCGTGCCGTGACCTGCTGCTCGATGCGACTCGAGTCCCGTCGGTCCAGTTCGTGGATCGTGTTGCCGACGGCGGGAGCGGACCGGATGGAGCCGCGCTTGACGGACAGCGCCAGCGCCACGCCCTGGTCGATCGGGTGCAGGGCCCGGAAGTTGCCGGACGAGTCCCGTGGGAAGTCCCGGGTCGCGCCATCGAACTCGGCGGCGGCGGGCGCCCGGGCAGGGGCGCGCGGGTCGCTCGAGACTACCGGATCGAACCCGCACGGTCCCTCGCCACATTCATAGTCGCCAAGTGCCATCAGTGCGTCGCGTCCAGGGGGCAGGGGAGGCCCGGAAGGTCCGGGAGGCTCGGGGGGAAGGCGGGGAGGCCCGGGATGGCCAGTCCGTAGACCAGGCTGGGCAGCCCTGGGAGTGCCGGGAGCACTGGCAGGTTGGGCAGGCTTGGCGGGAAGCTCGGAAGCCCAGGGAGCGCCAGCGAGAGGGCCAGGGACGGAACTCCTGGCAGGGGCGTGATGCCGGGGACGCCCGGGATGGCCGGGAGCGTAGGCAGGGCGGGTGGGAATGCAGGCAGCCCCGCCAGCGCCAGGACGAGCAGCAGGATGGCGAAGGCGCAGCGCGACACGTCACACGCCCTTCAGCAGGGTCGATTGCGTGGCCGTCAGGCTCGCTCCCGCCGCCGCGAACGCGGCCCCGAGTGTCGCGCCCGTCAGGGGCGTGGTTCCGGATGCCGAGATGACGGACGTCAGGGCCGACCACCAGGCCGAGAACGCGACCGCCATCATGACGGGCAGCCCAGCGCCACCACCGGCGTTGAGGCCTCCGTAGACCGTCGTGTTGCCGTTGATCGTGATGCCGGCGTCGTTGAGCTCGATGTAGGCATCGCCCGCCGCGTTCTTCAGCACGAGCGATTTCTCTAGCATCGTGAGCGCGAGGCCCAGGGCCTGGACGAGCCCCACGTAATCTTTGCCGTTCGAGTCCAGACCCATCGTGAATACGTGGGCCTTGCTGCCACCCGAATACGGCGTGTAGGCCGTCAGGGTCTCGGCGTCGGTGTCGAGCAGGAGGAACGCGCCTGCCGAATTGTATTGCCGGGAGCTGCCGAGTGAGAGCTGCGGGAGGTTCTGCGGGCCGCGCCCGTCGCCCAGCGCCATGACGTGCCCCTCGGGGCCGTCGCGCCAGTAGAACGCCTGGCTGCCCTCGAGCGAGTCCGCGCGATCCAGCGGGCGACCCTCGAAGCCGTAGGGGTGCAGAGCCTCGAACGGATCCATGCCGGACTCGTTCTCGCCGAAGGCGTCCACCTGGATGCCGATGAACCCGTCGTCATCGTACTCGCTCACGACGCACATCCCGAGGTGCAGGATGGTGGGCTCGCCGACCGTTGCTCTGCTGCGTCGTGGCATTACTGATCGGCTCCGAAGATGAGTCCGTCCCGGCGCATCAGCTTGACCTTCGTTCTGGTTCCCTGGTCGTTGCGCGAGAATGTGACGTCGCTCACGTAATAGAGGCCTTCGATCTTGAGCTCCTGGTCCACGACCTGACAGACCGTGTCGGGAGCCCAGATGGCCCAGGCGCCGCGGTCGAAGAGCGAAGGCATCAGGTGACCAGCCAGCACGTATTCGAGACGCCACCCGCTCCGGATCTGAAGCGCGCCCTCGCGTCTTGCCTCGAGCTCCGCTTCCTTGTCGGACTTGATGTCCTGGACGTGCATCACCTTCGTTTCGGACATGCCTAGCCCCGACATCTCGGGGTCGACCCACTCGCCACGGCACTTGACCCGGCCCTTGCGGCCTCCACCGCTCCGGCCATAGACAACGTACTTGGCGTATCGCTCGGTCGTGTCGTCGTCGAAAGTCGCGTCCTCGACGTTGACCTCGTTGCGGGTCTGGCCACGGCCGCGCGTGATGGAGTAGCCGGCTTTTTGGTCTCCGTTCGGCCGCGACAGCACCAGGTTTCCGTCGCCCGCTTCCCAGAGGAAGAGTCCCGCTTTCTTGTAGTGGGTCTGGAGGAAATCATACCGGCGCTCGCCCAGCGTCGACTTGATCTTGTTGTACACGACCTTTCGCTGGCCGGACGTCGTGGTCTGCTCGATCTCGACCTCGTCGGACGGCGGAGGTGGGGGCGCGGTCTCGACCACCTTGTGGCCCGTCACGGCCTTGCGGTTCGCCGTGTTGTCGGCCTGGAGTGTCAAGTCCCCGATGCCAGCCTCCTCCATCATCTTGCGGGTCAGCTGGTAGTAGGTGGCCTCCGAGAACGCCTTCTCGGCCAGAAACGTGTCCTTGAACAGCGGCTTGATGTTGCCTCGGCCCCGGACGCTCACGCTGCCGCCGCCAGTTCCTGACTTGGCCCCGATGGCATCTATCTTGCCAGTCATGAGGGGCACGCCCGCAATCCTGAGCTGGTAGGGCGTGCCCTTCGGAAACCGAGACAGCAGGTCCCCGACCGTGTCGCCCCACCCGAACTCGAGCGCGAAGGCACCGGGCTGGCTGAAGACTGACCGCGTGAACTCGTAGCTCTTGGCGTCCTGGATCTTGAACTCACCCGCCAGGATGAGCTCGACCGTGTCCTTGACGGACCCGATGGAGTCGTAGGTCGCGACGCTCACGCGGCCTCGTAGTAGCGGATCGTAGTGCCGGCCGTGATGCGGTACGGGTCGTCAAGGGGATTGAGGTTCATGATGTCGACCGCATGAGTCGTGTCACCGTAGATCGCGGTCGAGACATCGGCCGCCGTCATCTCTCGCGGAACCGTGTACTCGCTGATAGTGGCATTGTTTTGGAATAGGTCGTTCCACAGGTTGAGGGTCGCTTCCCAGATCTGGTGGAGCGCCTCAAGCGCCGCCAGGTTGTCTGGCTCGTTGAAGTCCTGCCACCGCCGGTCCGCCTCCTCCAGGATATTGAGCAACGTCTGGACCTTGGCGTCCAGAAGCTGTCCGTAGAGGTCAGCGGTGTCGAGCACGGCCCGGACAACGTTGACTGCCGCATCGATCGTATCAAAGATGCCTGGCTTAGGCTCAATCTTGTCGCCCTCGAGTTGGAGCTTGTTGTTCAGCTCCGAAATGCCGCGTACATCGCCCGTCAAGACTTTCTCGACCAGGAACTGGTCCGCCAGATCTTCCCGAAACTGGAGCGTCGTGACCTCGCCGTTCAGAAACCGAGCCGAGATCGTCCGGGTCCAGTTGGTGCAGTAGGCCTTGATTACGCCGATCGATGGAAGCTGTAGGTCCTCTGTAGTCTGGTTTTCGAACGACCGCTGGAGCTCATTGAGTTGCCGGGGCCAAAGGTAGAGGAGCTCGGGGTCGATGAGTCCGCTCGAGAACCTGGCCTGGATCTCGATCTCGTAGAGCTTGCGGCCTAGCTTCTCGGGGGCACCGCCGGCCGCATGCGGGAACTCGTGGACGGCATCCCGGACCCCACCCCGGACCGTGATGGACTCGTAGGGAATGCGGACGCCCGCGAACTTAAGCGGGTCCAAGTCGGTGATGAGGATTCCCGGCATCGCTACTGCACATCCCGCGCGTCATTGTCGACGCCTGTCCCTCCGCCAGCCGGAGGCTTGAAGTCCTCGGGGTTCGTGATGCGAATTCCGGACGCCAGCTGCTGCTTGATGCCGTCGAGCTTGGCCGACAGATCCTTCCCGGTTCCAGCCTGCGCGCGCTCCTCCTTGGCGGCTGCGATTTCCCAGTTCTTCTGGGCAAGCTTGTCCATCACGTCCTCGGTGGACGCCGCGGTCTTGTTGACGTTGAAGTAGGGCGTGACGCTGGAACTCAGCCCTTCTCCGACAGCCTTGTTTGCGGCCTCCATGCCCGCGACCTGCCCGGCTATCCGAAGCTGAGCAGCTGCGAGCCCTGGAGCTGCACCGGGACCGAATGACGTCGCGCCCCAGAGCGGAGACGTCGCGCGATCTTCTATCTTGGATGCCGCTTTCATGAGCGGATCCCGCGCTTTGGAGCGTGCTTTTCCTACCGCGCTCTCCGGATCCTCGCCCTTCCCGAGATCTTGAGGAGTGATTCGGTGGAGTTCCTTCCAAAGCTTCGCTGCTTGCTCGGCCGCTTCCTTCAGCGAGTAGAGGGCGATCAGCACGATGGCGGTCTGGGCCGCCACCTTCGCGAGCCCGCCTGCGGCGAAACCTGCCTGGGAACCGACTGCCTCAAGGCTCTTGGTAGCAGGCCCAGAAGCTGTCACGATCGCGCCTGTCCCGCGGTAGATCGCGGCCTCGATGCTGGCCCGGAACGTCGACTCTATCGCGGCCCGGACGGTCGCGCCAGCGAGCGCAACAAAGATCGCGTCGAACGGGTTCTTTGCGGCCCAGGTGAACAGGTCTGCCAGGGCACCCGCCACCTTCATGGCCGGCTCTTCGAGCTGCTCAAGCGCCGGGATGGCCTTGCTGAGCATCCGCTCCGTCATCTCCTCGAGACGCGCATTGAATCGCTCGGCCTTCGAGGCCGTGCTGGCCATCTGGATCGCCAGATCTTCATTCATCTGGCCAGTCGTGAGGGATCCGGTGTTGTGCTTGAACTCGGTCCGGATAGCGGCGATTCCTGCCTTACCGCCGCCCGCGCCCTGGAAGACGTTGAGGAACTCCTGAAGCGCCAGGAAGCTCCGCTTGTTCGGCAGCATCTCTTGCAGCTGCTGAACCTGCGTTTTCTCGATGACGCGGCCCGTCGCGCGGTCCTTGCCCTTGCGCGCGTCCTTCGTGGCCCACATCATCTCCTCGATGATCTTGTCGAGTCCCCGCATCTTGCCTGAGGCATCGAAGATGGAGCGCCCCGTCATCTTCTCGATCACGCCAGCGCGCTTCGGGAGGTCGAGTGCCAAGCTCTGGACATAGGTCGCGGCGGTCGCGGGGTTCTTGGCGGGACCACGCTCCGCTAGCTGCGTGGCGGTCGTGAGGAGCAGCAGATTGCGTCCCGCGTCCCCACCGAACTGCGCCGCGATGCCGGACAGCTTCGGGATCTGCTTCGCCATCTGCTCGATCGTGACGGAGCCGATCTTGCCCTGGTACACCACCCCCATCATGATGGAGCGGATGGTCTTGTAGGTCTTCTCGGTGTCGTTCGCATATTCCTTCTGGCTCGCGAGCGCGGAATCGATCTTGGCGGCCGTGTGCATGACCTCGGTGAAGTCTGCCGACTGCGACTTCGCGAGCTTGGCCATGTCTCCCATCAGGTCGCGCGCGCCCTGCAGGTTGCCCCGCATGTCGACGAATGACTTGAGGCCGCCCAGCACCTCGGTGCGGGCAATGCCGAAGTTCTTGGCTACGCCCAGAGACTCGCGCTTCAGGGTCTCGGGGTCGACGCGGGTTCCGGCCGCGCCCTTCTCGCCGGGCTGGTACGCCTGGATCGCGACCGACCGCGCGATCGTGTCGGACTCCCGGACGTTGCCCACCAGCCCCGCCAGGTTGGTCTCGACGCCAGCGCCCCGCAGGATGTCCATCCCGACCCGCTTGGCCGTCTGGGTGACGGGAGCATTCGGCCAAAAGAACCGACTCGCCCGGTGGGTCGTGCGGGTCGCGAAGCGGTCGAGCATGCGGGCATTGAAGCGGGCTTGCGCTCTGGCTGCTCGCTCGGCGTTGCGTGTCTCCTGGCGGGCCTGCTGGGTCCGCTTCCTGGCCTCCTGGGCCTTCGTCTGGGTGAGCTGGCGCTCTGCCTTCTCGGCTTCCCGGATGCGACGGAGATCCGAACGCGTTGCCTCGCGGTTTGCCTGATCGGCGTCCCGCGCCATCATGCGGTTGTGCCGGCGCTGCTCCGCCTCCATTTGGCGCAACGCGCGGGCCTGGGCTCTGGCCGCGTCTCGCGCCTGGCGGTCTAGCTGGTTCCCCGCCGGCGCCCTGCCGCCAGCCGCCATACCCTTTCCGAGCTCTCTGGCCACGGCCTGGCCGGCTCGCTGGGCTTTCTTTCGGACGGAGTCGAAGGCCGCATCTACGCTCGCGTCGAGGCTCGCGCCGATTCGGATGCGGATATGGGTTGCGGCCATCTGGTTTCTGGGCTAGCTACTGGATTGTGCTGTCCGACAACGTCCGCGTTCCGTTCTCCGTTCCTGGTGGCCTACCCGGACCCTGCGGCAACGTTGGGACAGCACCCGGGTGGGCCACCCGGGATGGTGAGCGATGGTCATCCTAGTCGCCACCGTAGGTCCGTGCGAATGCTCCGGACAGTGCGGCGCGCATGATGAACAATGCGACAATTTCGGTCATCGACTACGCCGCATCGAATTGAGGCATGGCCTGTGGTTGTGCAGACGATGCATCGCTGAATGGCGCGGAACTAAACGCGGGGTCAGGGCACACCCAAAGCCAGAATGGTATCTGCTCGGGTTGGGACCGCAGTGGGATCCATATTCTCCGGTCGCGGCATTTCGAGGATTTGTGACCGGTCCAGTCTATCGAGTGACTTGGAAACAGCCCAGTTCGCGAAGAACCAGGGACTTCGCGTTGCTAATCGATGCGCTTGACTTTGCTGCTGCCCTCGACGTCGCGTCTGAACCGTTTTGCGGTCCAGCGAGCCGCCGAGGACGTTGGTCGGCATGCCATGCGTGCGGGGCAGTGCTCAGACGCATACCGTCAAACGTATGGTCTTGTGTTTGCGTAGAGGGTCAGATGCTCGGCCGTCATCGACAATCCGATGGTCGATGGGTGCCGGATGATGGCTAGTGCGACCGCGGAACTGCTGGCGTACCGCAGGAAGCGCGCTCAGGAAGTCGTCGAGCTCAACGAACGGGTTCGTCGGGAAGCGGCTGGAGATTTTCAGCCTCTAGCAGCTCCAGAAGTGCAGCAGAAAGCCTGAGGGCCCGGTTTCTCGCGGCGCCGTCCAGCTCCCCGACCGCGCCCCCCAGGATGGCCCACGCGAGCCCCTCGAGCTGCTCGTCGGTCGGCACCGGGTAGAGCGGCGACGTCAGGGCCACGACCTCCTCGAGCGCGTCCCACAGCCGCCTGATGGTGCCGCGCCGGAGCGCCATCCCGATCGTGTCCTCGACTACCGGGAAGGACTCGTGAGCCCGGAGGGCGTCGTTTGGGTCGCAGACGGCGCGCGCGACCCCGATGCGCATCAGGGCCTCGTTGAAAGCCTCGATCCACCTCTCCTGGTAGATCGAGCCCGGGCCCATGAGGGCCTGATCCTTGACCTCTGGCGCGGCGCGCGTCGCGTCCTGCTGCGCTTCCTTGATGGCCGACTGCTCGTCATTCTCGGACAGCCGCCGGAGCCCGATCGCGATCGCGTACTTGGGGCGGTCCCGCCAGGTGTCGCAGAAGTCCTCGGGCTGGAGCAGCAGGACCCTGGCGGGCTTGACCGGGTCCTTCGAGGCCGGCGACCGGAAGGCCGAGAGGTTCATCTCCGCCCCCTACCAGTCTGCTTTCGGGCCGCGCCCCTGACCTTTGGCCGCGTTGGCGAGGTCTTCGAGCTCTTTTTCGGTGCCGCTTTCTCGGAACCAGACCCAGAGTTGGAACCAAGAAAGTTCAGAAGCAGGGACGCCATAAAACGCGCGCAACGGAACTGCATACCGGCACGCAATCCGGTAAAAAAACGGAAGGCCGAGCCCTCCTCGCCGGCCAGCTCCGCAACCGCGACATTCATTTCCTCGATCGAGAGCGTGAGGCGCTGCGGGTGCGTCTCGTCCTGCCAGGCCTCCAGCTGCTCGAACAGGTACGCGATCCCGTCGCGGCCCAAGTCCACGCTGTTGAGGATTTGGTCCAGTCCGCCGTCGAAGAACGGGCCATGCTGCGGGTCGTCTGGGTCCACGCAGCCGATGAGCAGCGCGTTCGCCATGCGGCCGAGCTCGTACCGCTCGCTCGCCTTGTCGGCCTCGAACTCAGCAGCGAGCCTGAGCACCTCGGCCCACTCGGATCCGGTCAACGCCCGTAGCCCGACGTCTGGCGCATCCTGCGCAGAAACGCCGGCCTCCTGCTGGGCCTCGGCCAGCTCCCGGGGGAGCGGACCGCCGAGCAGATGACCGGCGTTGCAGATGGGTAGTTTGACGCGCCGGATCGCGCGCCTGCCCTGAATGAGTTGGCTTGCCTTTGCCACCGGTCACCCCGTTGGTTTTGGCCCGCCGTCAGCCGCCGACGATCTTCGGCGGAGGACCGCGGAACGTGTAGGAGCCCGTGTGGGTTCCGTTCTGTGCCGACCAGGTCGTTTCGGCCGCCGTGACGGCCATGTTCTTGATCTGGTGGATCTTGCCCTCGATGGTCGCGACCGCGACCTCGACGCGTCCGCGCCGCAGCATGATGGCGATCAGGTCCGCGCCAGTCGACCCGATGGGCTCGATCGTGTTGGCCGTGATCTCCGTCATGAAGGGTGCCTCGGACTCGCCGCTGTAGCCATCGTCGTTGAACTGGGCTTCCGATGCCGAGCTCGGGCGATAGGTCCCGCCCGTCGCCTTGCCGATCTTGCGGCCGTCGAGGTAGATGTGCGCGTGCTGGTAGCGTGCCATTTGTGTTGGACCTCCTCACGACGGCATTGCCGACATGGGCTGGAGTAGGATGCCGCCCCTGAGCCCCCGGGGTGAGAGGGCCCTTGACGCGGGGGACGGCCTGGCCGCGGAGTTTGGGAGGAAACGAGGAACTGCAGAGGCGAGGCTAAGAGGCGATCTGCCGGATCGACATCGCGACCTGCGCGTTGATGCGCCTCACCACGCACGGGATAGCGGTCACGATCCGGTGGGAGTCCGAGTCCCAGGCGGACGTCGGCGGGTAATCGGCCACGTCCTGGATCCAGCCGCGGTTGTCCTGGAAGTCGATCAGATCGCTGTAGACCTGCGCGTTCCAGAGGGCCGGGTAGGCCACGCCGGACGGCACGTTCTCGCCCTCGGCGGGGTCGTCCTGCACGGCTGGGTTTGCGGCCGCGAACACGTCCCAGGTCGCGATCTCTTCCTTCCGGATCCGGTCCGGAACGATCGCGTCGTTGAGGTCGTAGCAGCGGTAATCGGGGCTCGTGCCGTTGAGGCAGTGCGTCACGATGGCGCGCACGATCTGACACTCTCCAGCGACACTCGTGACGGGCGAGAGCCCGTTGTTGAGCGCGGCCTTGAGCTCCGCATGGGTCGCGACGGCTGGTCCGTAGCGCTTCGGCTTCGCGGCGCGGAGCTGCGTCCCGATGTAGTTCTGCCAGGGCTCGGAGCCCTCGCGGCTCGCCCGAATGGCCCCGAACTCCGCCGCCCACTCGGACGGGTGCGCCTCCTGATACTCATCCCACAGCATGCAGACGCGGTAGGCGTTGAGCGTGGTGGCCGAGCGGCTGATGGCGGTCGCGTACGCCTGGTTGGTCGCGCACACGACATGCTCGAGGTGTCCGATGGTCGAGATGGCCTGGGCGTCGACGTGCGCCTCGATGGCGGCCAGTGACGTCGCGTCGTTGAAGCCACTGACGATGTAGTCGTACTCGTCGGCTTCCAGCAGACCCAGGAGCGTCGTTAGGGTCGGGGCGCCGGCCCCGTTGATCATGGGGTAGAGGCCGCCCGTGCCCGCCACCGGGCTGCCCTCGAGCGTGACGGTCAGGCCGCTGGGGGCATGGGAGGTGTCGACCCCGACGTAGTACTGAACGCCGTGCTCGCCCTTGTTCTGGATGACGAGCGTCGCGACCGGGCTCGCATCCGTGACGGCCCATGGCGCGTTCGCATCGGCCTCCACGACCGTCTCGATGCGGGCCACGACGGCCGCGATGTTGTCGGTCGCGCCCACGACGATCAGGTAGGGGCGGCCCCCGACGTAGAGCGTGAAGTAGCCGGATGTCGACCACGCGCCGCCGATCGTGACGTCCAGATCGCCAACGACACCGCCGCCAGCCTCAGCGGTCGGGGCTCCCCAGAACTCGGCCCCGCCTTCCCCGACGGCCCCGAAGGCAGCGGAGAACATGGCCGCGAGTTGGCTGCGGGCGCCATAGAGGCCATCGGCCTCAGCCTGGCCCGGCACCATGTCGACGTCCTGGTCTACCGTCGCGGTACCGCCCGCCAGCTTGTACCCGATCATCAGGCACTTGACCGGGAAGCTGCCGATCGATACCCGGCCCTGGCCGAACTTCGTTTCCGCGTACGCGCCCGGGACCTTGTCGTCACCGGTCAGACCCTCAACGACAATGAGAAATCCAGACATCAGTCGTCACTCCTGCCGGCACCCTTCGGCGCCTTCGTGGTTGCGCCAGCTGCGGCCGGCGTCGGGGTTGGTGCCTTCGTGCTTTCGGTGCGCCGCTTTGCTTCGAGCTCGTCAGCGACGACCTTGAGTGTGGGGTTCAGCTGCCCGGCCTTCACGAGCGCCAAAACGTGTCCCTTCACGAGCGCCTCTACGCGCGCGATGCCGGCGAGGTCCAGGGTCCTGAGTCCAGCCCGCTGGAGCTCCACCAGGTAGGCGGGCTCGATGAACGGCACGTTCGCCAGTCGGGCCGTAGCGGCGTCGGCCGCCAAGAGCTCACACCGCAGGATACGCTTGCGGTAGTAGGTCGTGTAGGGCAGGCGCGTGGGCTTGCCCGCGAACAGCCGCTCTGGCGAGTCCTTCAGGTCTTGCGCGGTAGCGCCCTGGTAGGAGAACGAGTTCACTTGCCGGCCCGTCTTGACCGTGATCTCGATCTCCTTCTGGCTGAACCGACCACGGAGCTTTTTCGTCACCTCTTGCCGCAACACCTTGGCGGTACGGTTCGCCCCCACGAACTCGTTGATGTCGAGGTGGTGGTCGCAGTCGAGCGGAATGGCGCCTACCGGGTTGCCGTCGCCATCGAGCGCGCACCACGGATTCGGATAGACGTTCAGTCGCTCGGGTTCGGTCGCGTCGATGGGTTGTGTGTTCGGCATTGGTTTCTTTCACCCCGTTGTTTCAGCCCCAGAGGGCCTGTAGCTGGTAAAACCCGCGGTCGAGTTCCTGGACGAGCCACGACTCCGCGTGGTCGCGGGCCGGTTTCATGAATGGGTAGGGCTTGCCGCCCGGGTGGTGCACCATGTAGGCGAAGACTGCCTGGCCCTCGTTGCCGGGCGTGCCGTCTCCGCCCACGAACCACCTGAGCTTCACCCGGTGGGTCCCGATGTCGTCCAGCTCCCGGCGGCCTTGGCTGCGGCGGAGCGGCCCCACGAATCCGTGCCCTTCCTTGGGCCAGATCTCGTGAGCCCGCGTCCCCTCCTCGACGAACCGCGAGTAGAACATGGGCGAGACGAACCAGCACTCGGCCGTCTTGGGCGTGAAGGCCCCGGGCTCCGCGTGAATCGAGCCCCTGAGCTGGCCAGTCCGGTCCTGGAATGGCCCGTACTGCTTGGCGTGCGCAACTGCCTTGGCGGCCGCGCCCGTCACGCCGATCGACATCTGGTGAGCCAGTACCAGCTTGGTGTTGCGGAGCGCGGCGTCGAAGCCGGTGAAGTCTACGTCGACACGGAACATACGCCGAGGTGTCGGCAGCGATCGAGGAAGATTCCGAATGCCATCGCGGTCCCGCAGCCCATGACGTTCAGGCTCGTGCGGAACGAGACGTGCTTCATGTACTTCCGTTTGCCCGCGACCATGTCGTACTGCTTGACCCAGTCGAGGCCGCCTCGGACACGAGTCCCGCCCACGATGCGGCAGAGCTGCTCCACGCCCTCGAGAAACGGTAGCGCCTTGGGCTTATCGGTGGGCGTCACGGCGCCGGCTCCTCGGGTTGCGGGGGCTCAGGAGCGGGCTCGGGCTTGGCCCTCCACCAGCAGTCGTCGGCGAATACGGTGCAGACCTGGTCCTCGATCTTCTCCTCGCCTACCGGCAACGTGGGGCGGCTGACCAGCATGGCGATGCAGGTCGGGCACGCGATTACCGCGCCCGGTACCCCTACCTCGTGGACCCCGTACGCCATCTCGCCCCGCGAGAGTGGGCGGCCGCAGTAGCACCTGGCGTTAGGTGCCAAGATGGCGCCGTGCCGGCGGATCTGGATCTTGACCGTCTCCATCGTCACCCCGTTGTTGCCGCTCCCGTCAGGAGCTCGTTCGCGCGAATGCCGCCAGCCGCGCCACAACATGCTCGGCCGTCGCGTTCGTGTCGTTCGCGTGGTTCTCCATCCGGAGCTCGATGACCTGGCCGGGCTCGACATAGAGCCAGACCGGCAGCGAGGCCGGCGTGATGTTGGTGTTGCCTGGCTTCGTGTGGACGTGCTCCTGGACGAGGCTCCCGTCGACATGCCACGCGAGCGCGATCTCGCCGGTAGCGGTCGCGTTGACCGAAACGGCGCAGTCCGCCATTACGTCAGCGGGCTCGGTCCCGTTGTACGTGACGGCGCATCCCGATGCCTCGAGCTCGAAGATGTCGGTATGGGTTCTGCTTCCCAGAGCGTACGTGCCTGCAATCGAGTCCCAGGTGCCCGGCCCCGTCAGGTCCGTCTCGGCTGACGCGGTCAGCTCGACCAGGCAGCGGTACAGGTTAGCCATCCATCACCACGGCAGCGCCATCGTGGCGCAGCAGCTCATTATCATACTGGATCGCGCCATCGTCGTCGGGCTCGTAGATGTCGCCGGCGTGCCTACCGCCCTGGCTGATCTCGGCATCGAGGGCAGCGGCGTAGGTGTAGAGCTCCGTGTCCCAGGTCGCGAGCTCCTCGATGTCGACGCCCGTGGCCAACCCAGTGAACGTGATGTCGCGGTCGCCGTCGCCGTCCGTCACGTGGGCCGACATCTCGAGTCCGGACCCGCCGGACTTCAGCATCCAGTTGTAGCCAAGCTGGTCGGGCAGAAAGGAACCTCGGGTCGCCGACAGTGGGTCGGTGTCGCCCGACACGATCCACGACGGGTCCCGCTCCCGGTGCAGCACCAGCGCCATGATCTTGTCGACGACATGCGCGAACGGGGCCCGGCGGATCGTGACCTCTGGCTGCGCCGGCTCCTCGACCCAGTAGATCGTGATGCGGCTCGTGACCTTGAGGACGTCGTCGCTCTCGCGACGCCGCTCCGTGCTGGACCGCCAGAGGTAGAGGGCCGGGAGCCTGGACTCATCGAACAGCCGCTTGGGGTCGTGATAGAAGACGTGCTCCACCACGTTGGCGGTCGCGCCGCCGCGCCGGGTCCGCCAAGCCGTGTTGCCATTCCGGTTGATGGCGGCCTTGAGGAACTGCCCGAGCCGCTGGAGCGTCAGGTCTCCAACGACGTCAGTCGCGAGGCTGGGGGCAACGATCGGGATCTGGGTGATGCCCAGGACGTCGGCCATCAGAAGTCACCGAAGCCGTTCTCGGTGTAGCTATCGGGCTGGTAGTCCTCGTCCGCTAGCCCATAGCCATTCACGACGTAGTCCCCGCCATGGTTGGCACCAGGCTCTGGGGCTCCGTCGACATCGAGCCGGGTGTCGCCCTTCCGCAACGACAGCAGCTCACGCTCCGTCGCCTGCCAGAGCGGCAGCCACTCCCGGGACGCTGCCTTTGGGAAGCGCCGGCACAGCATCGCCTCCGCGATGTCTAGGCAGAGTCGCGTTGCCTCGTGGGGCGGTGTCGTGATCCGGAGAGTCGAGAGCGGGTAGATGCCACGGACGTAGCTCTCGAAATGCGACTCCGCGTCCTGGATGAGCTGCGTTACGGGATTTGTGTCGGGCGTGCCGTTGTTGTCGTCGTCCATTACGCGCGCTAGCTTCGCGGCCGACACGCGATCGCTCAGCATGGCTTGCGTGATGTAGTACGGCGACGTCTCGGACATGGCCTAGAGCCTGCGCAGGTTGCCCGGCTGAATGCGGTTGAGCCGCTTTGCAATCTCGGCCGGCAACTCCACCTTCGCGCCTTTGCGGTAGAGCTTGCCGGCATGTACGAAGCTCGCATCCCCCACGACCTCATAGGTTGCGGGCTTGGAAGTGTCGGTCTGCTGTTGTTGCGGATTCGGATTGTTCGCCATTTCGTGCACCCCGTGGAAAGTGGATGGCAGACGGCTTTTGCGCGCGGTCTGCCAGCGCGCATTGTATTGCAGCCTATCGGCTGAATCCTTCCAATCAGGTCAGGACGGTCGTCAGGAGGTACCCGCAGTCCGAGCACACGACCTTGACCACGTCCGCGTCAGCGGCCTGCGTCCAGTACCCACCCTTGCCGCCGCGGCCGTTCTCGAACCACGTCAGCTGAGTCGGGCTCTGAACGAACGTGGTCCCGAACGATGCGCTTCTCCGCGACGGGCGCGCCGCGACCCTCACGAGCCCGAACACGTTCGACCACAGGTTCGTCCACGTGGCGGAGCTCTGGTTCTCGTTGGCGGCGTCATACTGCCCGTATCCCACGAGGTAGTCGTCGACCTCGAAGTAGGCAGCCAGCATCTCGCGCGTCGCCTGCATGGGCGCGTTGCCGCCATACTTGAACGTGTCCAGGATGACGGGGTGCCGCTTCAGGATGCGGTGCACGTCCCAGCTGGTGAAGGCCACGAGCCTGGTCTGCTGGGTGCCGCGCCAGATCGAGGCCTTGATGGCGTCCACGTCCTTGCCGGGGTTGCCGCCAGTGGGGCTGTTCCACGTGATGCTGGGCGCGCTCGTGTTGGTCCCGTAGTTGCTGGACGTACACAGCACCGTCGCCTGAGCGGACTCGCGCTTGAGCGCCATCCCGTCCAGCACGTTCAGCATGGGATCGATCATGTCCTGGATGATGGAGTCGAACATCGACTCGTCCCAGCTGTCCAGGAACTCCTTGAGGGCCCGCTTCACCATCGTGGCGGTGTCGCTCTCGATTCCTTCCGAGACCTGATTGACCGCGCCCTCGGAATTGACGGTCGTGTCGGGGATGTGGAACTTGGTGCGCTTCGGGTACTTCCAGAACTGCAGCCCAAGGCCCTTGCTGGTCGGGACCACGTACTCGGGCACCAGACGCGACCCGATGAACTCGTCGTTCGCATACATGACCGACAGATCTTGCAAGATCTGGACGGTCGTGGTCGTGCCGGGCGTCAGGTTCCGGATGCGGTCATTCGCGGCCTTCCATTCGTCGGCCTTGGTCGGGTCCGACACCATGGTGCGAAGCGCGCCCAGGTACTTGTCCAGCGCCAGGCCCTTGGCCGTGCGGGCCACGGGGAACTCGTCCGTATCCCGGAACGCGGCCGCGGGGAGCGGTTGATTGAATCTGGTCGACATTGTCGTTGACTCCTTTGCGCTTCAGTCGGCCGCTCTCACGTGCCGGTGTGGAAGGCCCTGTTTTCGCCGAGGTAGCAACCGACGAGGTCGCCCGATACGCCGGTCGCCATGGCGCGCCCGACGGCGTTCGCGAGCGTAGTTCCGGGCGCCGTCCTGGCGGCCGTGTCCACGACCCCACCAGAAGCCGGCACCACGATGGCCCGAACCGTGCACCCAGCCGCCGCGACCCTGACGGGCACGACGCAGGGAGACCCGAGCCGAACGATCCCGATCTTCTTGCCAGCCGTCGCCGGCCAGGCGGACTCGTAGCTCAGATAGGCCACGCCCTCGATCTCGTCGGTCGCGGCCGTGGCCTCGATGTAGCCGGCCGTCCCGTACACAACCGGCATGCCCTGCCGGACCGTCTCGGTTCCGGCCGTGTTGTCGACCGTCACCTGGTCGATGAACCCGAGGGATTCGATCTCGGCTCGTCTCGCGATGGTCATTTCGCATCACTCCTTGCCTCAGCGGCAAGGCGCTGATCGGCGGTTTCGTACTGGCGAACTTGTTCGGCAGGCGGCTGGTCTCGCACGACCTGCAACGTCATGGGGAGGTCCGGCAGGCTCGCGGTCAGCTCCTCGAATAGAGCCCGGTCGAGCTTCCGGAGTTTGAGCGCCGCTTCCCGGGAGGCCGGGACCAGCTTCTTGCCCATAAGGGCCTCGACCGCCGCCGTCGCGCGCTCATTCTCGGCGGTCTCGTTGGCAGCCCGCAGGGTCGCGAGCTCCGCGTCTTGGGCTGCCAGCTTGGCTTCCAGATCCGCAACGCGCCGCTTCTCAGCGGCGGCATCATCGGACCTGACCTCGGGCACGGGCGCCACGGCAGGCGGGACCTGCTCGGGGTTGTCCGTGTTGTCGATTTCAGGGGGCATGGTGCTTCCTTCCGCCGCATCAGCGGCATTGTTGAGCATGGACCTCTGAGCCAGTCGCTCGAGGTAGTCGTGATCGCCCGATAGCGTGACTGCTTCCGGGTTGGCCGGGATCGGGACGATCGAGATCTCGACCAGAACGTTGGGCTCAGTCGGGGAGCCGAGTCGGTACCCGCCCGTCGGCTTGCCCTCGTGGTCCAGGATGCGTTCCACCGCTCCCGGCCGGAACCCGACCGACGCGGTCCTGAGCACCTCCTGGAGGATGCCCTGCCAGACTCGCTCGGCGAGCGGGGAGGCCCGGTCGTCGGAGAATTTGGGCTCGAACTCGAGCCGCCCGCCCACGACCTCGTGGCTGATGCTGCGACCGACCGGAATGGTCTCGGCCTGCGGGAGCGACCCGCCACCGAAGAATCCACCTCCTGTTGACCGGTTGTGGTTGTATAGGACCAGAGGATTCTTGTTATACCGGCTCAGGTCCCAGTGTTGCTCGACCACGTCGCCGTAGCTGTCCTCGGCGTTCGTTGACGCGATCATCCGTACGGAGCGGTTTGCCTCGTTGAGCGTGTCGGCCTTGATCTCGAACCCGAAGTCGCGCCTGATGATGCCGTCGTGCTCGGGTGAATCTTGCTGCTGCTCGTTGAGCTCGTGCGAATGGGCTTTGCCTCCGGACACAACAGGAACTCGTGGCATGCTGCGCTTGCGCTTCATTTGGTCACCAAACTGGTTGGGTCGAGATCAGATCGGAGCCGATCGACGCCATCACGGAGGCGGATCGTCCTCCGGGTCTGGCGGCGGTTCCGCTGCGGGTTGTTGGGGCTCGGCTGGGGCTGCTGGTTCTCCGAACGGTCCCGGCTGAGCTCCGGTCGTGAGCGTTTCTTCATCGGCTTCCGGCTCCGGCATCCTGGTTTCTTCCCGGACCCAATTGGCCCCGACCTTCATCCGCTTGGCCAGCACGTCGACCGCGTTGGCAAACTGGACTAGGTCGACCTGCGTCTTGACGTCCGGCAGCAGCAGGGGGGCACGCTTGCCCGAGACGTTGAACGCGACCAGCGGCCTGACCAACATGGCGTTGACCGTGACGGCCAGCGCGAGTGCCCGTGCATCCCGCCGGGCCTGCGACATCCGGTACCCGACCTCACCGAGGCTTCGGGCCCCGCGGTCCCCTGATTCGAGCAGGAGCGTGTGGCCTAGGATGGCTTTCGACAGCTCCATACCGAGCCACTCTTCGAGCTCGCGGAAACGAGATCCGCCCGACTGCCCCGTCGTCTTGGGGTACTCGACCAGCGCCTTCAGGGTCTCGGGGATGGCTGCGCCGCCAGACGTCGTGAGCTTTTGGGCCAGCTGCTTAGCAAACGCTATGTCTTCCTTCGACGCCGTCTTGAGGTACTGGATCAGCCGGATGGGCTTCCAGGCGTTCTCGCTCTCGGTCAACCAGCCCTTGAGGCCGTGGTTCCGGAACATGCCGGCCCACGCCAGCATGCGGTCCAGGCCCTCTCGGATCGCGACATCGCCATTGATGCGTGGCCGGTGCTGGACGAACTTGCCGAGCGGATAGGATGCGAGCAGGTCCACCCCGCCCACGTCGACGTTGCGGTTGCCGGCGGCATCGAAGAGAAGCGCGCCTGTCGTCTGGCTGAACCCGAACCGGTTGGCCTGGACGTTCTTGGCGTCCGGGATCATCCAGCCACGGAGCAGCGGCTCGCCGCCGTCATACATGCGCCACAGCAGCTCGCTGGTCGCGTGACCGTGGCACTCGCCCTCGCCCGTCAGGTGGGCCAGCATCTGCTGCCACGCCCCGCATTCCCGGATCGCGGCCTGGACCTGCTTGGCCAGCTTCTGCTCGGACTTGCGGGGCTTGCCTCGGACTGCAGAAAGCGGGACGGCCTGCCACTCGAGCGACGCGACGTCGAGCTCGAGCGTGGTCAGGCAGGCGTGGATGTGCCCGTCCTTCTCCCGGATCTCGTGCACGAGATCGATCAGCTGATAGGGCCGACCTGAGTTCGCCGCAGCAATGATGCCGCTCAGGCCTTCTGGCGAGAGCGTGCCCCCGACCTGGAAGAACTGGCCCCACAGCGGAAGGTCCTGCACGACCTCGCCGGTGGGCGGCTTCTCCTCGGCCCTGGCTGCTGGCGCCGGCGGCCGTTGGCTGATGCGCCGACGCCTCGCCATGCTCACCGGTAGAGCGTGAAGCCCGTTACGGTCGTGTTGGCGTAGTTGATGCGCCAGGGCGCGATCGGCTGAGGCTCCTCGGCGGCGAACGGAGTCACGTCGATGTGCCCAGCCTGGTCCTGCGTCGCGATATTGCCGGCGTCGGATGCCCTGATGGACCTGACCACGTTGTATTCCCCGCCCTCTAGCCACGGGCCGATGTCCTGGAAGCCTAGCGTCCAGGCACCGCTCGTGTCGTTCTGGGGTCCGATCGTAACCGAGCTCACGCTCTCGAGTGGCTTGTCTCCCACGAATGTCGCGTTCCCGTCCGTCCCCACAACGGTCGCGGTGCTGGTCGCGGGTACCCCACCGTAGGTGCCTGTGAAGACGACAGTCGTCCCGTTGATGTAGCTGCCTGCGCTGCTTGAGGCGGTCGCGCACGGGTACATCGGGATGCCCATCTCGGGCATCTGACCGGACGGCTTGTGGGCGTGGAGCGGGTAAGCGACATTCGATGCAACGTCGTCGCCGTTGAGCGCAGCGCCGCTGTACGTCACGGCGGCCGCAACGGTTGCGATCGTGGTCTTGATCGAGTCCAGGTCCTGGATGTTGGCCGTCGCCAACGTGATGGGCCTGGGGCTCGAGTAGAAGTCGGTGAGGCGGGTGCCCATGTCAGGCTCAGTACGGCTTCAGGTACTTGACGTATGCCACCATCGCGCCCTTCGTGATGGTGTCGCAGTTGACGTCGCTATGGACCAGCACGCTCGGTGTCTGGCCACCTTCCATGTTGGGCGGCAGGACCCCGACAGGGCTCGCGACCTTCGCGACGGCATTGAGGCTTCCGCCATCGATCCATCCGTCCGTGTCGCCGCCTGATTGCCCGACATCAGCCGTCAGGCTTGCCGTATCGCCGACGTTGTCGAAGATGGCGGTCACGTCGAGGTAGGTCGCCAGCCGTACCGCTCCGGCCGGCAAAGCCGCGTCGAAATCGATGCTGCCGTCCGTAACTGCCCCGAGGGCTGCCACTTCCGCGAACCCGATCGCCTTGCTGGCAGTGTAGACCCTGTCGGCGCCAAGCTCCTGAAGCTGTGCCTCAACCTGGGTCCCGGTGAAGTAGTTCCCGGAGTCCGCGGCCCCGATGCGGCTCGCGCCAGTCGTGGCCGTTAGCTCGTCGAATGCATCGCCGACATTCGTGGCGGTGATCTTGTTGTTCGTGTCCTTGATGCCGATGAAGTCCGCGCCAGCCCCAGATGTCGTTGCCGCGAGGTCGACGTAATTCGGCAGCGCCGTGAAGGCCAGGTTGGTCGTGTTGAGCGTGATGGGCGCGTTGGTGCTCAGGATGTAGGCCGTGTCGGCGTTGGCCGTCCCTTCCGCCACCACCACGATCGTCCCCGGCACCACCTCCGCGCTCGAGTCGAACTCGGGGATGCGGGTCATGGAGTACTTGGCGGAAGCACCTCCCACGGCCGTGAATGCGTAGAGGCCAACGTCGGCCGCAGCCGCCGCGCCCGTGTTGAGGAACAGGATGTCGCCCACGACGTTGGTCACACCATCGATCGCGCCAACTGCGCCGTTCGCGTCCGCCGTGATGGTGTTGCCGGTCCTGGTGTAGGCCCCGAGCGCCCCGGTCGTCATGTTGCGGGCCACCAGAACCTTTGGGGTCGCGGAGCCAGCTCCTGGCGCCACCCACCGACCACTACCAGCCGACGGAGCCACGCCCCCGACGGTCGCGTTCTCGTCGAAGACGTAGACCGTCTGGCCCACGACCGCCATCTGGCCATGGACGCGATAGTCAGCCGGCAATCCAGCCAGCAGGGTAGTGGTCGCGAAGTAGCCCGCAAGCCGCTCGCTCATTTCGCGGGACGCGCTATCGCCGTGCTTGATGATGCCAACGCTGCTCATTTTCTGTGTCTCCTAGAATCCGTAGTCACCATCGCCCGCGAAGTAGCCGTCGACGTGGATGTACGAATCGATGTCGTCCGTGCTGTCAATACCGCTCGGGGTCGCCATTACGGCGAGCGCGAACGCGTCGCCCTGGTCTGGGCTGCGCCCCAGAATCGCCTTGATCTCGTCCTTGCCCTGGACCTTCATGGCCCCGTTGGCTCTGTTGAACGAGTAGGTCGGGGTGAGGAGGTCCTCCTCGAGTTCCGGAGGCTCCGCGTCCTTGTCGATCGCCCCGCCCTCCTCGAGCCAGTCCCGGATCCCGAACCACAGCTGGTCGCGCTTGCGGTAGTGCTGCTCGGGGTCGTCACTCGGACGGGCTGACCTCGATGATCTGGACCAGATCGCCCAGCACGCCCTCGTTGAGCCATGCCCTCAGCTGGTCCGCGACTCCGCCGCCGTACCCTCCACCAGCATCGATCCGGATCGAGATTCTGCCTCCCGGCATCCGGTGTTGCTTGACCGCCTGCTTGACCAGTCCCGCGACCTGGATCGAGTCGTAGCCCGATACCTGGGTGGCCGGCATGGCCACGAGCCCGTGAACCGGGCGGATGACGGAGTCATCGTCACCGAAGCGAGCGACATCAACCCCGATGGTCAGGTCCCGGGACGGCTGGACTCGACCGTGCCGCTGGTACGCTGCCTCCAGGGCCCCGAGCGACACGACCGTGTTGGTAGAGGATGTCGCGAAGTTGCCCGCGACCCGGACCTGGTAGCGGGGGTCGGTCTTGCCCCACGTCTTGGCGCGGTCATCGACCCACGACTGGACCGCCAGGCCCTCGATGCGGGACTCGCCCGAGTTCTCGGCCGCGCAGGCCTCGGAGCTCAGGTGATGCAGGCTCCAGCCAGAGCGCTCGCCGTGGAAGCAGTCGAAGAACTGGCCCGAGTTCTGGGTGGGGTTGCCGAATAGCGCGAACCATGCGCCGCCCGCTAGGTTGCCCTGCAGGGCGTCGAAGATCTCCTGCCGGACGCCCGAGGCCTCATCGACCAGGAACAGGAGCTCGGCGCCGCTGAATCCTCCGATGTTCTCGGCATCGTCCGTACTGAAGCCTATGATCTCGCGGCCGTCGTCCCACTGCACGCCCGTGTCGGGCGCTAGCGCTGGCTCCGGGAGCGTGAAGCCTCTGGCCTTCGCTACTCTCCAGAGCCGGCGGACATCCCGCCAAGCCAGCTTTTTGACCTGACGGGCCGTCGGGGCCATCAGGATGACGCGCCCCTGAGCTCTCGTGCAGGACCACCACCACGCCAGGACCGCTAGATCGAGTGTCTTGCCTGTCTTGTGACCAGAGCGCGTCGCGGTCCTGGGATGCTGCCCCACGCCGTCGAGTACTCGCCGCTGTCCCGACCAGTACCGAAGCCCAAAGACGTGCTCGCCGAATCCAGCCGGGTCGTCCCGGAACCGCTCGAACTCAATTGGGGCGGCCAGCTGTTGGGCCTGCTGCTCCTGCTGTGCCTGCAGGGAGCGCATCGTGGCCAACCGCCTGCGCGCCATCTCGCTCACCGGCAAGTGCCGCAAGGATTTGGGTTGCCAGCTCTGGACCAGCGACCGCTGTGACAGCATCCAGGATCCTTTCGAGTTCAGACTCGACCGTGACGTTCACCTGGGCCTTGTATCCGAACCGCTCGGACGCGATGTGCTCCAGGATCCAGGCGAGCGCCCTCCAGTCCTTGTTGCCGTGCTGCCTGATCTTCGCCAGCATGAGGGCCTGCGCCTCGGCCTGCGCCTGCTCGACCTTGTCCGAGAAGCCGATGAACTGGCGGTTCCCTTCCTTCGCCTTCGTAAGCCAGATGCGGAGCGTTCGGGACGCGATCCCGACGGCGTAGCAGGCCAGCTCTTTCGGCACGCCGGCCTGCAGCAGCTTGAGCAGCCTGGCTTCGACGTCCTTCGTCAGCTTGGGGCGACGCCCCGGACCTCGTCCTGCCATCAGGCTGCCTTTTGGGATATGCGTTCAGCATTGCCGCCGGTCGCCTTCTCCCAGCGGGCAATGATGCCGGAGCAGTACTTCGGAGACATCTCGATCATCCAGCACCGCAGACCAAGCTGCTCACACGCAATGAGCGTCGAGCCGGATCCTCCATGCGGATCGAGAACCAGGTCCCCTGCCTTCGTGGAGTTGCTCAGCTGCTCACCGATCAGTGGCGGCGGTTTCATGGTTGGATGGTCTTTGCTCGCCGATGGCCTCGGGAATTCAAAGACCGTGTCCTGCTTTCGATCCGGTGGTCTTTTGTGAGACTCTCCCGGACTCCATCCGTAGAACACGAATTCATGTCGGTAATGGTAGTCGGACCTACCCATCACCCAGCGATCCTTCACCCAAACCAAAACCTGGCGGAGCACTCCGATGCGCATCAACTCGGAGCCGAATGTCATACACTGCGGGCCCGGCGGGCCCGCAACGTACCAGACAGCTCCATGCTCCGTATGCTCGATCAGCAGCGCGAAGACGGAGCGCAGGAAGAGCCGGAGCTTTTCGTCGTCCTGCTGGTCGTTGTCGATCTTCAATGAGTCGGCAGTTTTCCCGACATATTCGACACCATATGGCGGATCCGTCCAAACCGCCTGTGCCTTCTCGGTCGGCCAGGCCCACGGCTCGCGATTGTCGGCGCAGACCAGCGTGTGACGCCCGAGCTTCCAGACGTCGCCGCGTTGGCAGATGAGTTCCGGATTCTCCGGAGGTCCGCCGTCGTCCTGAACGTCTCCAGACGCCGGCTCGCCGGAGGACTTCGTCAGCTCCTCGAGATCCGCCACGTCCCATCCGGCCAACTCCGCGTCGGCCAGAGAGACCTCTTTCAGCAGTTCCCAGAGCTCCGCATCGTCCCAGTCCGCCGCCTCTCCCAACCGGTTGTCCGCGAGCGCCAGCAGGTGGGCCTGCTCCTCGGTGACGTCGAGGAACCGGACAGGTACCAGCCCATCGGTCGCGATCTGGATGGCGCCCTGGTTCCACCGAACCTCATCGGCTGCTCCTCGGTCGCGTCCCGCCACTCGGCCATCAGGAGCGCGACGGCCTTGAGCCTGGTGTGGCCCGCGATGAGCTCGCGGTCCGATTGCCTGGCCACCATCGGGGCCCCGAAGCCGAACCGCTTGATCGAAGCCGAGACCTTGACCGCCGCTTCGTCGTTTCGCCTCGGGTTGCGCCTCCAAGGCCTCAGACTGTCGGCCTTGACCCACTCGGCAGCAGCCTGTCCGGCCCGAGCAGCGTTCGGATCTTTCGGTGCAGCAGGCTTGGAAGCCGCTTGGCCCGCTGGCCTTTCACTATTCCGCCTACTGGCCGGCTTGGACGCTTTGGTCGTTGGCCTACTGGTCGACTGTCTCGCGACTGACACGCTCGTCACCCAGGTGTCTGACACCACGACCGATAGCCCATTGCTGGCTACTGGCGGCCTCGTGGTGAGCTCGTCTACCGGCAGGCATCGAGCTAGCCACGAGGTCACGCCCGGGCCACTTGGCGGCGGCGAGGGGGGATGCGCCGCCATCTTGGGGCCCCACCCTATACGCGCGCGCGAGGCAAAAGTAGCGAATCGATCACCGAGTTGGTACAGGACGGCCGGACGAGAGCTCTCGCAGGGCACGATTCATGCTTCGAAGTGAATTTCGGAGCGCTCGGAGCTTTTGTTCGTGATCGGCGATTTGGGACTCGAGTGCGGACGTCCTGCTCTCCTGTAGGTTTGGGTCCGTTCGGAGCTCCCGCAAGAGGGCCTCGGCCGACACCATCATGGTCCTGGGACCGAACCGTTTGAGCAGCCCCGAGGCCCCCCGTCGGCGCGACTCCCGGTCCATAAATTTCAGCCGGCGCCGAACCGTCGCGACGGACGTCCACCGGAAGGGCTTGACAGCGTCCTCGCCGGCCTCGTTGGCCAGCAGCTGCCATTCCCGGCGCCGCAACGCGTTGAGCAGGCCCGTCGCTTCCTGGAACGTCAGCCACTTATCGGGCTTCACAGCTTCCGCGCCCCCTCCAAGATCCTGGTCAGCTCGCGCCCGCACCAAGCGGATTCTCGTGCGGCGTCGCAGGACTCGTGCTCGACCGTCGCCGCGTAGCATCGATGCTGCCCCTTGAGTTTTTTGGCCAGCGCGGCCAGCCGCCCGACCTCACCGACGCTCAGCGTGATGCCGATCGCGTCTTCGCTGGCTTTCTGCTCTCGTCTCCGAGCCTCCACCAAGCTCGGCCATTCCCGATTGCGCCGCAGGCGTTCGCTCTCATCCATTGCTCGGCTTGCTCCAGTAGTACAGGTCTGGCGCGTTGGCCTTCTCGCGGGCTTTGAAGTCGTCGATCGAGTCCTGCCCTACCAGAATCGTGACTCCGCACTCAGTGCACCGCTCTCCGAATGGGCGTGGCGTTTGCCAGTGGTCCTGGTCTTCGGCGCCGCAATGCGGGCAGTCGAACATCCAGTGCTCCATCCCGCAGGTTTCGCAGTCGGCTCCCACGTAGAGCTTGATCACGGCTCCCCCCGATACCGATTTGGCGCCAGCGCGATTCCGCTGCCCAGCAGCTGCTCCAGGAACCTCCCGGGGATTCAGCGTAGCCATGGCCGCTTGCGGAGCCGCCTTTCCTGCCTCCTGGCCTTCGATGCCTCGGCCCTACGCTCATGGCGGTTGCGTCCCGGAGCAGGATCTGGCTCGTCCACCACCCACCTGCCCGTGCCCTCGACGGGTCGGATGGCGTCGTCCTGGCTGGACAAAACCTCGAGCCGCTCCCCACACTGCCCGCAAGCCAGCTCGAACTGCCCGAGGTCGAACAGATCCGGGACGTTTGGCCTGATCGACATCTGCCCCATGACGCAGCAGCCTGGGCACCGGACAGTCACGAGCATCATGGCGCCCCATCCAGGATCTCGACCCCCTCCAGCATGCAGCACCACTGCAGGTCGATCCACGCAAGCTCTCCGAGCAGCACGTAGTGGGGCCGCATCCGCTTCGTGATGGGGTCGCGGCTCGCCGGGATCTCAAACACGTCATCGCGCCTGAGATCCGGGTCCAGCCTGAACTCGACGTCCGGAGGAGGAGGCCCCATCGCGTCGATCGTAGCCCTCATCTGCATGAGGTCCGGAAGCTCCAACCCGGCCGCGCCAGTGCTGAAGGTCTGGGGTGTGATGGTGGCGCTCGGCCAGTCCGCGAATAGCCAGAGTCCAGTTTTGGGATCCAGATCAAACATACTCTCTGGCCCTTCGGATCGCCTCGAGAAGCTCAGTCGTCCCCATCATGGCCTCGATGCTGGTGCCTCCGGTCCGGAGCACGAGCGTGAGGCACCCGGGCCCGTCGATGAATCCCAGGCCTCCGTCATCCGACCGCACCACTTCCCGCTCATGCTCCACACGTAGCTCCAAAACCCCGCGGTTGATGCCGAGGTCACCCAGCGCGACCCGGCTGATATGGACCTGAAGCTCGACTGCCTTGGGCTCGGGCTTTTCCTGCCCGCACGCTTCACACTTGCTCATCCCTCATCCCTCCAGCGCGCCCACCAGGTGGCCAGCCTCTCGAGCAGACCGGGGCGCGGGTTCAGCTGGTTCCACTCTTCGATACACCACAGGGCCGCGCTGCTGCTCGACCGCCATCGCGTCGCCTGTCCGCACCCGCACTTCAGCCGCACGCTCCACGACCTCGCGTCCGTCTCGGTCTCGGGCAGCGACCCGCACTTCTGGCAGCGGTTCACGCGCCACCCCGATCCTTCTCAGCCCGCCGCCGCATGATCTCGAACGCCAGGAAATTGAGGGCCTGCGCACCCTCTTGCTCGGTGCGGTCAGTATTCGTCGTCGGAGATCCTGTTCGTCGCCAGAACCAGACGTGGCCCCAAGTTCCTTCCTTTATGGACTTGAGCATCAGCCCATCGAGAGCCTCTCGATATTCTTCGAACACCCACCCCTCCGGGCACTTGACCTGCGGCACCGCCGGCGCCTCCTGCTTCTCGAGCGGCTCAACCTTCCCGACCGTGAGCCCGATGCGGTCGGCCTCGGCGAGCGCGCTAGGCTTGTCGTGGAAACGCCTGAGTATGTTCTGGTCCGGGCGCAGCATCAGCCAACCGCCTTCGACCTCGCACAGTGTCACGATCTCTGGCAACTCCTCGAGCCAACCACGCGGCGATCCTTTCGTAGCGTAGGCATGCATCCGCGTCCGGCGCGTCACCTTCAGACCGCGTTGCTCCGCCGACTCTCGAGCCGCCTCCCACGTCTTGAACGTCGACACGACCGTGGGCTCTAGCCCGACCCGAAGCTCGACCTTTCCGCCATCCTCCCGAAGCTCGACATCCGGAGGCTTCTGCGCATCACCTCCGTGGCTCTCGATGTCGGCCAACCGCCGCTCGATGACCGCGAGCTTTCCGCGCAGCTCCTCCTCGAGTCGGCACACCTTTCCAACCCGCAGATCTCGAAGCTCTTCATTCAGCCAGGACAGCTCCGACCAGTGCGCGTCCAGTCTCCGTTTGAGCGCTCGCCGCGTCGGCCACTCCGGGTCTCCGTCGCCTTGTGGTTCCGTCGTGCGCTTGTTTAGCTCGTCGAGCTCGGACCGCATGCCGTCGAGTTCGGCGCCCAACGCTTCGTGGTCTGGATATGAGAATTGCCCTCGCTGCTGCCAAATCCTCTCGCTAGGCTTCGACACGCTGCACCTCAACGAGCGACAGGACCTCCGACATCATGCGCCACGGGATCCGCGACGTGTCGAACCAGCAGACCTTCACGGTATCGGGTAGCTGGTGATGGTCCACGACTGCAGGGCACTGCTCGACCGTCGCGACCTGCCCGTTCTGCAGCTTGACCTTCTCGCCTGGTTTGAATTGCTTGTCGGTCATGTCTTTGGCTCCCATTGCACCAGCATCGCGAGTCCTATGTCTTCTAGCCTTCGGACCAGTTCGTCCGTCACCCATTCGCGAATTGACTCGCCACCATCGGATGTGTCGCATCTCCAGTGAAGCGATGGTGGGAGGACTCCGCCGACCCAAGCGTGGATTCGATAGCCGTCCATTTCGTCCAGCGCGTTGACCTCCTCGACTATTCCGGCAAGGTCGACGGCGAATTCTCCTCCTGGTCGGTGTTCCTCCGGCACCGGCGGCTCGGGCTCGGGCTCTTCCTGGAACGGCATCGCTCGGACGTTGTCGCCGTCCGCGTTGACGCCGTCGACTCCGAGAATTGGCGGCGTATTGTCCCCTCCATCTCGCAGAAATGCTCTATAGTCGTAGCCTTCATTCAGCGAGCCTGAGCTAAGTGGATGAGCGTGCTCGACCGCCCTCTCGAGCTCGGTCGCGTCTGGCGCCTCAATGCCGTTGAACAGGATCTTTCCCTCCCGGATGATGCGATTATCGCGTTCAGCCTCCGCCTCCACCCGCAGCCTGCACAGCTCCCGCCGGCCCTCATGCGTGATGGTGAGGTCGTTCCAGTAGGTCCGGTCCGACGCAGCGAGGTAGTCAAAGTGTCCCGAATCCACCATCACGAGGACGTCGAGCGGGTCGAGCTCCTGGGTTCCGAGGCTCCCGTCTCGGTGTGCCTGCAGGTAGAACTTCAGTTTGGTTTCGTCGTTCATGATGTCACCAGCTGTTGATGCACCGCACGTGGGTCGTGCCTGGCGGAAGGTCAGCAAGCGCTACCTCGAGTCCTTCACCGTCTTCCGTGTGCACTTCCTTCGCCTTCACCCCTGACTTGTTGTCGCACCCGTATGGGCCCAGCGGCACCATGGCGCCGCTCTCGTTCGGGACCTGCGTCGTGCCCCGTTCAATCCACAGACGGTCCGCAAGCTCGTCCGGGATGTCATCCACGCCAGCGGCCCGAAGTGCGTGCCATGCCCGTAACGCCTTTCGGTAGTCCTCGGTTGGCGCGAGGATCGCGTACATCTCTGTCGACATGCTCATGTTTCTCGTTTCCCTTCTACCCAATTGCCAGCGGCTTCCTGAGCCGCACGGTTCCATTCGCGGTGCGCCGCCCGCACCAGCTTCTCGGCTCTGTGCGCGAACGGCTCGCAGTCCTCGCGCTTCCCGAGCCGGAGCGCCTTCCTGAGCTTCTCGTCATCTCCGAAGCGCCACAGCGCCACGATCGCGACGCGACCCAGCAGGCTGTGGTTCGTCGGCAGCGTGCCGGCCGTGCTGTAGTACGCGACCAGCACGTCCCGATGCTGGAGCCTGACCGGCCCCATTGGACCTTGCGTTGCCCAGCCGCCCGCCGTTGGCTCGGAACACGGCCGCGATCTTCCTCTCGACCAGTTCCTCGGCTGGGATGGACCCGCTTGGTTCAAGCGACGCGGCGTGCAGGCCCAGCGCCGAGTCCGCCTCCTGCAGGAGGAACTCGACGTCGTCATTCCAGAGCTCAGGGTCGTGGTGGGGGCGGGGCATGGTTCAACCGTTCGCGACCTCGAGCAAGACGTCTGCGTGTGACAGCGGCTCCGTCGAACATCAGAACGTAGACAAGAACACTCTGCAGAATTGCCACTACGAATAGACCTGTCATCGAATCAGCTCCTCGACGTCTCGCGTCAGTGTCGTGGGTTGTCGGTAGGGGGCCGACCTGACCTCCAGGAATACCAGACCCGATCGCGCCGGTGCCGGCTCCCACCAGACGCACACGTCCGCTACGGCGGGCCTGTCGTCCTGGATGATGTTGAGTCGCTTCTGCCCTGGCTTCCGCTTGGCACACAGCACGTCTATGCAGTGCTTACTCCAATCCGACGTCCGGTCCGGCTCGCTCGAGCTGAACCGGATCGCCACCACCTGGGGCCGGCCACCGATCGGAGAATCGAATGGTCGGCACTGCACCGCCATCGCGTCCGCGACCTGTCGCTTCGCCTTCGCGACTCGCCACGGCTGTCCCGCCATGCCGCGCTGAAGCTGCACGTTGCCGGTCTTGCAGAGCTCGAGCGGCAGCACGAACTGGACGACGGCAGACCCTCGAAGCTCAGGCCTGACGATCCAAGGCTTGCCAGGAGGACGGGATAGCGCGCCAGCGACCCACGCGAACCGCTCTGCCCGAACCGCCACGGACGCGACGTCGAACACTACTCGTCCCCGGAGTCCTGCTGCGAAGCGTTGTCCAGCGGCAACTCTGTCTGTCGCTCGTATTCCGACATGCGGCGCACATCGAGCTGCTCCCCGGTATCGCTCCTGAATTCCGAGACGGTTTCGGCCTTGTAGTCGAACCTGCGTTCGCACGCCGTCAATCGGAGCGCGGCCTTGTCGTTGATCTCGGCACCGATGCGGGCCATCTCGGTTTCGATCTCGGCGATCTGGGCCTTCGCGTGCTTCTGGGCCGACTTCATGTCCGCTTCTTTCTGATAGCGGTCACGCAGCAGGATCGCGTTGCGCGCCCCTCTGTCCAGCAGCTCCTGGTCAGTGAGCTTGCACGGGAGCTGCCGCTCGAATCGCTCCACCTTGACCAGGTTCTGTTCTTCTGTCGTCTTGGTTTTCCTTGCCATTCGTTTCCTCGCTTTCACTCCATGTCCAGCGTGAGCTGGGTCATGTGTCCTGCCAGTTCTCCCAGACGTCGTCACCGATGAGCCGCGAGGCCCCTCCGTCTGGCGCTTCCTTGGCGTCGAAACATGCCGACGTTTCGTTCCAGACCATGGGGACTGTCCCACGCTGTCCGTCCTTGGACTTGTCGACGCGGATGCACTTCGTCCCTCCGGTAACGACCACGCGGTTCCCGTCGCGACTCAGAATGTTCTCGTCTGGCGTGAATCCAATCAGGATGTGCTCGGCCGCGTTCGCCACGTCCCGGCTTTCACGGATCGAATTCTTGTCCGGATACTTCTTGCCAGTCTGTTCCGTGATCTGGCTCAGGATGATGGTGCAGCACCCGAGCTCACGGCCGACGCTCCTCAGCACCGAGGCGGTCTCCCTGAACCTGACCCGCTCGTCCTGGTACCGCCGCTCGCTCTTTACCTCCTGCAGGTAGTCCCAGATCACGATGTTGATCGACTCGGATTTGGTCACGGTCCTGACTTGCTTCACCAGCCTCTCGATCGGTGTGTTGCCAGCTTCAATGTAGACCGGAACGTCCTCGGCCTTCCGAATGACGTCCGCCATCATGCCGCGCTCAACCGGATTCAACCGCCTGTCACGCAGTCGCTTCGCATCGATGCGAGCGCGACGGCACAGCAACCGGTCGCCGTAGATCTGCGCCGGGTCTTCGAACGACACGATCAGGACGCGCTTGCCTCGGTGCAGGTTCTCGTCGGCGATCGAGATCGCGCACGCTGTCTTTCCCCAGCTGGTCTCGGCTGCCAACACCCAGTTGTGACCAGGCCTCAGGCCGCCGGTCAGGTCGTCGAGTTGGTAGTGTCCAGTCGTGCCCCGTGTTCCGTGCTCGTGACTCGCGGCCCGGACGCCAGACTCCTCGAGAATCTCCCGGACGGTGTAGACGCGCGCGGTCTCTATCGGATGCTCGCTCGCGCCCTCGTCATCAGCCATGAACCCGTCGTCAGGAGGACCCTCATCCACCGCCGCCGCCTTCGCGGCCCGGACCTGTTCTAGTGCCGTCATGGTCATGATGCTCGTTTCCTCCGAAGTAGGCTCAGGACGAGATCGAACCGCTCGTGCTCCGACATGGCCGCGAGCGCCGTCTCCTCGATGGAGTGCAGCACGTCTAGATTTCCCCTGTGGGCGCAGTGCCCGTGTTTGCACACGAACTGCCCAAGAGGCCTGTCGTCGCTGGGCGGAAGGATGACGGTGCTCGAATCCTGCCCGCGCCCGCGCCCGTCCGTGTGCTCATTGGCCCAGAGACACTCGGCCGTCACGGCGCCGGTCCTGGTATCGAATCCGATCCTCAGTCCCGCAGCGCCCCACAGCTGCGCCAGGAAGCTCTGGCCAGCCGCTCCAGTTGCTGGACCGTGCCTCTTGCGCTCGCGGCCAGCGATGAGCTCGAGTAGCGGAGCCGGGATCTCGGGCAGCTCGGTCTCGAGCGGGTGGACAGTCGCGTCCCAGCTGTAGCGCTTCCCGCTCCGGTGCAGCGATGGGGCGACGATGATGTACCCGCCATCGCCCTTCACCTCGACACCTGGACGGATCGCGTGCTTGCCACACGCGCTCGTGATGTAGCGGCCTGGGTGCCGGAAGATCCACTGCTCGCCGCCTCCCCCCGTCATCTGCAGCGGGGCCTCTGGTAGCTCGACCCCGATGTCTGAGCACAGATCTCGGAATTCCTCTGGGCCGTCCTCTCCGGCTGCGTGCCGGTCCAGGTCAAACACCACGATCCCGCTCTCCTCGCCGGTCGCCACCATCACGTTGGCGTCAGGCCAGCGCCTGGCCCATCCAGCGATCGTGTCCAGGTCCGTTGTCGCGTCAGTCAGGCCGTGGGGAGTTCTCGGGTGCTTTCCGACCCGCTGGCACGGAACCCCTAGGCAGTGGACTACGCAATCCTTCCGACCGCACGAGCAGCTCCCGTCCGCCTCCCGGACGTGGCCACATCCGCAACGCTCTGGGTCGTGTGGATCTGGCTTGTGGATGCAGGTGCAGATCGTCTGCCCGTCGCGCTCGATCGGCCAGTGGCAGGGGGCCACCCGCCATCCCAGTCGGGACGCGTACACGTGGGCGCTGTCGGCGAACGTCCTCATGACACGAACCCGAGATCCTCCGCGGTTGGCTCCGAGTCGTCGGCTTCTGGCTTCTTTGGCCTTCTACGCCGGTCGTTCCAGTCAGACTGCACAGCAATCACGCAGCACTTGCTCCAGTGCTCACGGGTGCGGAGATCCGACTTGCTGGCCTGGTTCTTCGCGACGAACCTCGCGATGAGCTGCCTGATCGCCCAGATAGGAATCATCGACGTCTCGAGCGTCGACACCTGGTTGGAATTCAGGATCTCATCCACCGGGGGGCACTGCACCCGATCTTCTGGATCCGGAGATGTAGAGGGAGAGGGAGAAGATACTGATACAGAAAGAGGGGCATGCGAGCTAGCTGCATGCCCCATGCTGTTGTCTTGCATCCCCCTTCCAAGGGGCTTCGATGGGGCATTCTCGCCAGACAGGTACCGACTCTTGAATTCCAGCGCGAACGGATGGTCGCCAAAGGCACCGAGCTCTGTCAGCACAGACTTGACCGCCTTGTCGGTCGACTTGATGCCAGACCCGTCAGGTAGGCTCATCTGTTCTCGGCACCCGTTTGGCATCCAGACGAGCTCCTCGTCGAAGTCGTACTGCGCAATCTCACCAATAGCCTCCAGAGCAGCCTGAACCTCGCCTTCCTCGAGCCCGGTGTCGTGCATCATGGTCACGATAGGGCAGTAGAACAGGCCGATCCTACTGCCTGTCGGGGCACTCATGAGGTAGAGCGCCAACACCTGCGCAGACTTGTCGCCACGAAGCTTACGGCCGCTGCCTCGCGTCCAGAATGTAGGGCGAATCTGGGCGAACTTCCGCATCCTAAGACCTGCCATTGTTCCTGACTCTGGCCATCACCATCGCGACCGCCAGCCTCAGCGGGACCGTTTCGCGCCCCAGGCCGAGATTGCAGGCATCGCACATGGCGCAGAGGTTTTCGGGGTCGTTCAGTTCGTCCTCAGAAAGTCCATGCTGCTTTCCGTCCTCTAGGCTCACGAGATGTCCCACGTGAAGTTCTCCATTCCCTGGGCCACGGCCGCACAGCTCGCATCGCCCACTCGCTCGTAGCAACACCATCGATCTCGTCTTGGGCTTGATGTCGTCCCTTGTCTTGACGTGCCTGACTGGCCGCCCAGTCTCAGCCCTGGGCGCGTTGTACTGGAACCGGTCACACGACGCGCAATACACGCAGTCCTGGGCTCCCTTCGGACGGATAACACCTACTGCAGAGCCGCAACCGCAGCGGGCCCTGAGCATGATCTCATCACTGGACTCAAACAGATCAGCCACAGTACCTCCCGACACCGTGTGGGACCACCCGACAGCTGCTACACCGCGACTTGAGCCTCGGATACTGCCTGATGGGCCCACACGGAACCGGGAGGCTAGCTCTCATCGAACGGTGTAGCATGTCCGCAACCTTCCCCGGTTCCGCCGCGCCTGTCAAGCGTCATGATCGCCCCCGCGGATTCTCTCGCAGTTTTCGCGCTCAGTTTCCGGCTCCCTATTCAGCTCCGCGAGGGCATCGAAGAGCTCGGCGAGGCGGAACTGTTGATCGGCACTCCGTCGGAAAGAGGATTGCCCCAGACCTGATTTCGAGAGCAGGAGCATCGGTCAGGGCCCAGGCCCGGGATGCTCCTGGCGCCCCACGGCGAAGAAACCCGCGACGCTCAAGTCGTGCCAATGTTTCTGACCCCATGTTCGTAGATGACCAGCCGCAGGCCCTTCCGATTTCGCGGATGGTTGGGAAGTATCCATGCGCAGAAACAAATTCGCGGATGTAGTCCAATGCTCGCTGTTGTCCAGGAGGAAGATGTTCTGTCATCGAGGATCTCCTTCCATCTCCACCAGCTCCACCACCCCCCGCCTCGGCCTCCGGATCCGCCCCTTGCGCTCGAGGGCCTGGAGGGTCTGGGTCACCTGCGCGTCGCCCGCCCAGCCCATGTGCTCCCGCATCTCGCGGTAGGTCGGGGCACGGCCGGAGTGGCCGAGCATGCCCCGGATGAGCCCGAGCAGACGCCATTGCTGGGGGGAGAGCTGGCGGTGACCACCGTAGACCGCGAGGGCCGTGCAGTTGCGGTGCCGCGTGCTGGCCGGTCGCGGTCCGTCTGGTGCGTGCGGGCCCTCGCCGCTCAACGCGTTGTAGCAGCAGTCCGAGACCGATCGCCAGAATCGGTCGAGAGGTTTCCCGTCCCATCCGACGCGCGTCCGCATCGCGGTCCCGAAGAACGAGCGGAACGGGTCAGGGCGAGCCATGGCCATCCACAATCCGTCGGATCTCAGCGGCCACCACGTCAGGCACAGGCCAGAACCCAAGTCGCCCCTTGCACGGCACGGGCTTCGGTAACTCCCGCGCGTCGGAGAGCCGCCACCCGTACTTGCCAGCGACGTGCCATCCTCCAACATTCTGCTCTGGGTCGAGACAATCGAGCAGCGTCACGGCTCCGACGATGGCGCCTCTGGGCAACTCTGCCAGCAGCGGCATGTCGGCCTGGCAGGTCAGCGCGATCGACAGGGCGCCATCCTCGTACTCGTCCAGCGTGCAGCCGGCCGATGCGTGAATGAGCACCCGGCGACCGATCATGTTCCTGGGCAACTTCCAGCTGCGGTTTTCCACGTCCTTGCCAGCATGCAGGATGGCCCATGCCCACGGCTGGCGGATCGACAGCGCTAACACGCCTGCTCCTCCCTGAACTCAAGCCCGCAATGGCGGCACCGCGGCCCCCGCACCCGCCAGCTCAGTCCGGCGCATAGGGGGCAGAACCTACCGTTGAGGCCCCGGGTCATGCGGGGCGGCCGGTCCTTTCGCCCGCGCTCGTAGCAGAGCTTGCAGCGCGCCTGCCGCTCCTCCTGTCCCTTGCGGACTCGGTAGAAGTCATGAATCGGTTTCGTCTCGCGGCACTTCGAACAGCGTTTGGTCTGCATCATCACCCCGGCGTAGGTTCCTTGAGAGCTTCTTGGGCATCGGCCAGTGCCGCATGTAGCTGAGCGATCGAGCGCCCCAGGTCGACCACAAGCCTTCGCGGGTCCTCCATGGCCTGGACGATGCGCACGAGCTTCGCCTCGCGCGCCTGCCGCCATTCATTCAGTGTCAGGCCAGTAGCTTCCTGGAATTCACGCATTCGTAGCTCGGCTGCGTCAGCCCTTCGTAGCTGGTCCTTGGCGTGCTTCTCCGCGACAGTTACTCGTCGATTCAAAGCGTCAAGCTCTCCGCGTTCCGCCTCGAACTTCTGCAGCTCGTCTTGGACAGCTCTCCCGATCGCGGCCTGCACCGACCGCGACTGGTTGCGGAGCAGCGACGCCACGAACCCGACGTCGAGTTCTGCGGGCTTGAGCTCCGGAGCAGCACGCTTGAGCTTTGCAGTTGATTCAGTGACCTCGACGAGGCCCCATGTCTCTGGAAGTTCTCCGTCGCGAACGACGCCAATGGGCGCAGCCACCCACCAGTACTTGCACCACTTCTGGATCTCGGCCGACTTCTCTGGATCGCGGAGCTCTCTGGTCCAGTCTGACCGCGACACCTTGATCTCGACGCCACCAATCCAAAGGCCACGAGACGGCCAGCAGCTCACGACGACGAGGTCAGCGTACCGTTCAGTTCGACGATATCCAGTCCCGTTTCTGACCTCGCGGAGCGTAGCGAATGCTGGCTCAGACCAGACTTTCTGCGTCAGTAGGTTCGCCACATGATGAGCAGAGAGCTGCGGATTGCGCGTCACCTCGCCGAGCTCCTGCGGGCGAGCGCGTCGGTCCAGCGCCAGGTCCCGGTCCCGACCATGCCAAAACCCAGTATCGAGATCTGAATGTCTTTCGGATAGGGGCTGGATTCGCCATCGAACGTGAGGCGCGGCCGGAGCCCGAGCGTGAGGGCGTGCGGGTACACGATGTCCTGGCGGTTGCCGCAAGTGAATGGCGTCAGCAGGATGATGCGGAGGCCCTTCTCCGCCTGCTCGACGCACTTCCGGGCCCACGGCGCGATGTTGGAGAACGGCGGGTTCAGGTACGCGATGCGCCCCGTCGGCACCAGCGGAAACCAGTCGACCGCGAAGGCATCCTCGAACTTCGCGCCCCACGGCGACCCGGGACCGAGCCAGCGCTCGCAGACGTGCGGGCTGTCCGCCGCGAGGTCGAGCGCGATCGGCCCGAACGTCGCCTGGACGGCAGCGAGGAAATCCCTCGGAGTGCGGTAGGTTTGCTTGGATGTTCCGCGCGGCTTCTGGATCGGCTCCGTCATGACAGCTCAGCCTCCCCGTGCTGCGTCAGCACGAGCTCATCGCCCAGCAGGTCCGCAAGCCCTTCACGCCGGAGCTGCCGCACGCCCCGCAGGACCGACTGCCTCGCGTAGCCCTTCGCGCCCAGGAAGTCCCCGAGCTCCTGGACTGTCGGACCGAACCCCAGGATCGAGCGCCTAGCCTGCGTCGCCACCAAGATCGCCAATCTCGTCGTCAGCATTGAACAGCCCCTCTCGTTGTTGGGCGGTGAGCCACCAGCACACGGGTTCGTCGCCCGTCGGGTAGAGCCTGGACGCGCCCGCGACCCAGAGCGCGATGAGCCGCTCGAGGTCTGCCGGATCTTCGCCTTGCCAGTAGGGCAGCATCCAGCGGATGCACCGAAGCCCGTGACCCGCGTGGCGGCTGGGCTTCTGCTCAGGAAGCAGTAGGAGCAGTAGTGACAACCGACTGACCACATGGCCTTTATCGCATCGAAGTTCTCGTGCGGTTCCGCTCCGCAAACTGTGCAACTTTTGTGACTGCACCCGCCACCCCACATCCTCTGCCGCAGCTCCCGCAGCTTCTCCGGCCGTCTACAGTCAGCGCAGAGGTAGCCGAGAGGCGGCACGTACTCGACAGGCTCGTCGCGGTCGCAGGCATCACAGCCGCGGGTCCAGACGTCGTCACCCACGGTCGGCCTCCTCGGGGAACAGGCGGGAGCCTTCACCCTGCCCCCACTCGCGGTCGGCCTCAGTAACAAGCATCTCCCGAACCGTGCTCTCCCAATTGATGCGCAGCTCTGGATGCACGCGCTGGACGATCAGCTCCCGCCTCGCCTCGTCCCTCTCCGCCTCCGCCACGTCCTTGTCCTGCAGCGTGGCCGTGAGCCGCTCCTGGAGCTGTCCCACATCTGACGCCTCGAGCAGGTGGATGCGAAGCTTTTCCATGACGCGGGTGAGCGTCACGTCCTGCCCTCGGGTGAGCCCACGCTCTGCCAGCAGCTCGGCCTCGGCCTTGTCGGCGCGGGACTTTTCCTCGTTCCAGTCCTCGAGTAGCTCACGGTGCTCCTGCCCATCGCGCCACTTTGCAAGCTCCCTGGACATTTCGTCTACACGCGACTCGTACATGTACTCTGTCCTGGTAGCGCGCTCGGTAGCTCTAGCTGCATCCGCCTCGGCCTTGTCGGCGCGGGCGCGCTCGGCCTCCGTCTGCGCTATCTGGATGTCGCAGTTGTTTTTGAAGCACAACGCTCTCCGCTCCAGCTCCTCGATCCGATTCTGCAAGGCGTCGGCACGGGCGCGCTCGGTATCCTGCAGCCTCACCGACTCCGCATTTGTAGCTCGCCACGCTTCGATTGCTACCTGTAGCGTCTCGATCCGCCGGTCCTTGGC